TTTTTTTTGCTCCCAGGCATCGCTCCCAGGCATCGCTCCCAGGCCGGGACCGTCGGCGATGCCGGTCCTCGTGGCATCGCTCCCAGGCCGGGACCGTCGGCGATGCCGGTCCTCGTGGCATCGCTCCCAGGCCGGGACCGTCGGCGATGCCGGTCCTCGTGGCATCGCTCCCAGGCAATGCTAAGCTATCGCCCAAAATTCAGCACCCCGCGCCCCTAGTTGGTGAACCCGCAGCAGGAGGAGGATGGGACAATCGGCACCCCCCGAACGTACTAGGGGGGGGAATTATCGCACCCCCCGGATTGTACCCCCCCGCTCAGGTGCGGTAGGGGGGGTATGGTATTCCCCTACTATGTGCCGCCAGACAGTTCTTAGATTCGGCGCAGTGATGCGTGCGATCTGTAATCCGCCCCTGCGCCGATTTTGACCTCTCGCACGCGCGTATTGCAAGTTGCTATTGCTAAGCATAGCTGTCGGGCGATTTTCAGCGTGTCGCATCCCAAGGTAGGTGACAGGGCAGGGGGCTTTGGGCAGTGGCTTTTAGCAATAGCAGTAGCAAGTAGCTTTTAGCCATGCTTAGCTGTCCCCGATTTTTCAGCGGGTCGCATCCCGGAATGGGTGAGGGGTGCGACCGACCAACCAAGTTACTCATGGAGAAGAGTATCATGCCAGCATTGTATGAGAAGTATCGCCCTTCTACGCTCGATGACGTAGTTGGGCAAGCAGAAGCCGTTAATCGTATTCGTTTCTTGCAGCAGAGAAACGGGCTTGTCGGTAAGGCGTTCTGGATTAAGGGGCCTTCCGCCAGCGGCAAGACGACTCTGGCTAAGATCATGGCCAGTAGTGTCACCGATGATCTTGCTATCGAAGAGCTAGATGCCCAGGACTTGACGCTCGATAAGGTCAGAGAGTTCTCCGATAAGTGCCGCAAGAGGCCGCTATTCGGGGATTGCTGGGCATTTGTCGCCAATGAGGCACACAATCTCCGCAGTCAGGTGGTTTCTATGCTCCAGACTGTACTGGAGGAGGAACACGTTCAGCGTCATGGACTCTGGATCTTCACTACTACTGACAAAGGGCACAAGAAGCTGTTCGACGACAAGTTCGACAGTTCGCCGTTCCTCAGTAGGGCAATCACTATCGAGCTTACGCTGACGCCAGACAAGCGTATTGAGTACGCCCAGCGACTCATGGCAATCGCACAAGCCGAAGGACTCGATAACGGCAAGGGAATCGTCGATTTCGCCCACCTAATGGCCAGATGCGAGCTTAACTTCCGCAAAGCGTTTGGCGAGTTGGAAGTCGGCTGTATGTTTGCCTAGATTGCCTATCCTTACTGACATTTTGTCAGTGCCGCAGAGTCGGTCACAGGGGGTTCGATTCCCTCAAGCGGCTTTCCACACGGTTTGTAGCAATGCCACAGCGTTTGTGGCGTTGCCGGTTTCTAGTCTCATGGAGAGATAGCTATGGTCCCGTTCTATGTCAAAGACCGATCCTACAGGGTGGAGCTTATCTGCGATCCACTGCCCGGACAGCCAGAGAGCCACACCAACAAGATTTTGGTGAAGGTTTACCACGAACCAGCGCTGAAGGAATATCGCATCATGGCGTTCCCGACGCAGGCAGAGCGTAAGGAGCTTGACGGCATTCCCTACGAAGTCACGAATGTCACCAAGTTTCGGGCTTGCATCGGCATTGTCGGCAAGACGCCTCGCTACAGCGACAAGCAGCTTCGGGACGTAGTTGCTCAGTCGATTCGCTCTGGTGCAGTTCTCGATTGCGTAGAGCAGGCTTGCAATCGTAACGGCCTAGTTCTATCTGCCGGGATGATCGAGAAGGTCGCCCCAAGCGTACTTGCCTAGTCCGTCGCCAGTTCCATTCACGTTCATGGAGAATGCAGCATGACACCGAAGACCGAAGAAGATTTGATCTACGAAAGCGTTGCCGACTTGGCCTACAAAATGGCCAGAGAGCTTAAAGATCAGGCCATGAGCCTGTACGACAGCATGACCGAAGACGAGAGGAAGAAGGTTCTTCCAGAGGAGGCACACGGCAAGAGGTACGCCGCCGCCAGGGTGCTTCTACTCGCAGCAAATATGATCGACGAAAAGTCGCCTCTGCATCGCGAGTTCGCAGCAGAGTCGATCCTGAAGAATATCAAGTCGGCGAAACGCATTGTGCGTCAGCGACGATAAACGCAGAGTGGGGGCCGATGGCCCCTAATGCGGCCTTCCATCGTGGAAGCCAGTCACAAGCCTGGATTCATGGAGAGTATGGCAATGAGTACAAGAGGAACCTATGGCTTTCACTCAGAAGTTCGTCGGCAAAGGCATTTCGTTTACATCCACCACGACAACTACCCAGAAGGAGCGGCAACCTATTTCTACACGGCACTCATGAGCGACAATCAACATGGAAATTTTGCCACGGTATTTGTTCGTTCCGTCAGTCGCTCGGAACTGACGGAAAGCCATGAAATCCACGCAGATACCGAGTATCGCTACGACGTAACGGGACATGGCCCGGATGCGATTCTTCTAGCATACGAACGCCAGCACAGCCAGAAGCCTGAGTGGTTTCCGTTCTTCAACGGAAGACTTTACGAGTTTATTCACCAATACCCTGACAACATCAACGGATTCGAGCCGTTCAAGAAGGTGGCCCTGCGGTACGACCAGACCATTGTGCTTAACGACACACTAGCAGGTGTTCGATTGCACGATGCTCTTCGCAAAATGAATTTATGGAAAGTTACATTTCGCAATTCCGCCAACTGGAATCGTGTAACTGAAGAAGCGAAAGCTCTTATTGCGGCCTTTCCAGAATTGCCAGAGCGAATGGATCAGAATTTGATTCCAATGCTCGCTTACCTGAACGAGCATGAAGAACAAAACGCAGAGTGAGGGCTTCGGCCCGTAATGCGGCTCCCCACAGTGGGGAACGGTCACAAGCCCGGAGGAATCACCATGAAGACGATTGAGATTTGCGGGTGCAGCGAATGGTTTCGCTTGCACACTGAAGCAGTGCCGAACGGACTCGATAGCGACACAGAGAACGACGCTATCGCTTCCCTGGTGACTGACATCAGCCGAGCGCTCGACCATTTGAGGTACGCCAACTACGTCGCAACTCACGGATACCACCAGTGGAACGGCTTGGACGGAGTTGCAGGAGGATACTCTCGCAGGCCGAGAATTGCAGGCGGCGTAGTTCGTGCAGTCGCTTGCAAACTGACGCCAGAGGAGGTCGATGAAGTAGAGAAAACCGTTTCTCAGTGCATGAGTGACTTCCGTGAAGGACTCGATGCCGCCCTGGAAAGTTGCGGGTATTTCGCCGAGCCGGAAGACGAATAAAAAAGCCGCAGCAATTACGCCACGGCTTTCATACGATCGGCGATGGGTTCGCTACTTGCACTTACAGGTGCCAGACCCACACTTGCGGCAACCGCCGCCCTTGCCGCCCTTGCCGCCACCTTTACCGCCCTTTGTCCCCTTCATAGGAGTGCCCTTTGCCATGAAGACTTACTGAAAACCGTAACGCCACAGGTCGAAGAGTATCACTGTTTTGTTGTCGTGTCAAATTCATGGAGGTGCATCATGCTACGAATCACGGTTCCCGTTGGGGCAAGTTTCATAGTGGGGAAAGCCACTGTTACCCTACTCAAGCGCCACGGAAACCATATCTCGGTGACGGTTGAAGCGCCGAAGGAAATCCCCATTCGGCGTATCCGCCAAGACGGTACTCCAGTAGAGAGAAAACCAGCCAAGTAGCAATGCTTGGCTGGTCCCGATTTTTCAGCGGCTCGCATCCCGAAGTGGGTGACGGGCAAGTTTCAAATTTTTCATGGAGCAGAATTATGTCGAACAATCTCGGAGAAGTTGTCGGTTGGTCAGTCGATACCAAGGGCACTGTCGTTCACGATGTACGCCAAGCACTTGCCACCGCTGGTTTCGAGCCAGACGCCGCTAAGGATCTCAACGCCAAGCACGCCTGGGGCAGAGCGATCAAGTCGCTAAAGGAAAGCCGATCGATCGACAAGCTGGTTGACGAGGATGGCAGTATCAGCTTCCAGTTCACACGCAAGGCTGTTCTTGGTGGTCGATTCGAGTTCGATTACGAGTTCACAGTTCACCTTGACGCAACGACTGGCAACGTCACTTGTCCAGAGCGGCCAGATTTTGCGATCGAGGCACAGAACCTAGTCAATGCGGCCTACAACGACCGCAACGCCAGTGACATCAGCCGCATCGTCATGCGACTGTTCAAGAAACGTGCCGACCTGTTCCCAGTCATCCCCGACAAGGGTGTGGTTTACTTCGTGCCGCATCAGCACAAGGAGTTCACCGACCGCATCGAAACTTTCCTGTCTGCTATGGGTGGCAAGTTGCATCGCTTTATTGTCCCCAAGGGTGACGAGAAGTCGAATCGCGAGGTCCGAGATTCCGTGATGGCTGGCATGGAGGAAATGATTCAGGAGCTTTCCGCTTCCGTCGATGGCTGGGACGATACGACCCGCACCGACACAATCAACCGCGCTCTTGACCGCTATCAGAAGATCCGCCTCAAGATGGACGCCTACGCTGAGTTCCTGTCCGACAAGTCAGGAGAGATCCGCACCCGCCTTGACGACGCCAGGAAGCAGTTCCTAGCCAAGGTCGAAGAGTTCTCTGCCGCCAAGTAGTTCACGTTCGATTTGTTTCAAGTGTTTTTCATCAAGGTTCATGGAGAATCCACTATGTCAGTTCAAGCCAAGTTTGCCGCCTTCCGTACCGCCCTTCATGCTGGCATGGTCCAGCGAGAAGAGGAGTCCGATATGGTTCTCACGGCCCTTCTTTGCCGGGAACACGCCTTGGTTGTGTCGCCGCCAGGAGAAGGCAAGTCGATGTTGCTCGACGCCATCATGGCATGGGCGAAGGCCCCCAAGTTTGATATTCTTCTCAACAAGTTCTCGACTCCAGAAGAAGTCCTCGGCCCCATCAGCGTGACTTCGATGAAGTCTGACCAGTATCGTCGCATCACCGACGGTATGCTTCCGCAGGCATCGGTGGCGTTCCTCGACGAAATCTTCAAGGCATCGTCGGCGATCCTCAATACGACTCTCAAGATCCTCAACGAGCGTAAGTTCCGCAACGGTATCGAGACTCTTGACTGCCCCCTGCTATTGTGTGTCGCCGCCAGCAACGAGTGGCCTTCATCCAGCGACGGCCTGGGCGCCCTGTTCGATCGGTTCCTGTTCCGCAAGACGGTAGGTACGATCAACGACGAGCGTGGCATCAAGCGATTGCTCTGGGACGACTCGATCGGCGTCAAGATTGCCGACACGATCAGCCTGCCGGAAATCAATCTGGCTTGCGATCAAGCAGCGGCAATGCCCTGGACGCCAGAGGCCCAAGACGCCATGTACGATTGCGTGGTCGGCGTTCGCCGCGAAGGTGTTCACGTTGGCTCCCGACGTATTCGCAAGTCAGTGCGTGCAGCACAGGCTTTCGCTTTTCTTGACGGTTCCGACGCTGTTCAGCCCGAACACTTGGAGATTCTTTCGCACGTTCTCTGGGAAGACCCCAGCGAGCAACCGAAGATCGTCGCCAAGACAATCATGCAGATTGCCAACCCAGGCAACGCTGTTGTGATGCAGCTTTTAACCGAATGCGAGCAGGCTGTTGACGGCCTCGACATCAAGGATGCAGCCGCCACCACTGTCTGCATCAAGAAGCTCTCCGAGATTCAGACGCAACTCAAGGGGACCAAGGGGACCAAGGCAACCGCCGCTCTCCAGTACGTCAGCGACAAGATCAAGAAGATCAAGCTCGACTTGGTTGCAGCGTTCTAGGTTTCTCTTGTTCTGTTCACGTTCACCAAACTCAGGAGAATCACTATGGATCTTCGCGACTTACTTGCCGACAAGTCAGGCATCGACGACGGTACTGTCGGGACCGCACCAGTGCAGGCGACTCCAACCAAGTTCAGCCTGCACCATGACGAATGGTCGCAGCGACGGGGTTCCGAATTGTTCCAGGGCAGCGAGGAATTGCAGGGTATCTTCTCCGCTGTTGACGGCGACATCGCAGAGACGGCGACGACCGACTTCCGTGGTGGTGCTTTCGAGTATCGCCCCAAGCAGTCGGACAACTGCACCAATCCGCGACTCGCCAAGTACATGCAAGCCCTCATGGATACCGAGGAGTTCCGCCAGCTTCGCACTGTCACAGTCGGCGACGAGAATGCCAGCGAGATTGCGGCCCTTAAGTTTGCGTCAGGGTTCGCAAAAGTCATGGAGGAAGTCACCGAGGAGCAGGCCGCTACCGATAAGGGCGAGGTCGCTATCGACGTTCAGGCTGTTCGTGCCGCGATGGACGCCAGCCAAGCCATCGATCAGTACGAGGATGTTCGCGACTCCCTTCCCGGTATGGGTGGCGATCCCGCTGGGGCCAAGCCAATTACGCAGGAAGCAGTAGCCGGTTTGTTCGGCAAGATCCGCAAGAGTTCGATGCTCATGGGAATCATGCGACTGGCAGGACGCTACCGCCGCATCGCCCAGTCTGCCCAGCGCCGCAAGGTTCCAGTCGGCATCGACGATGTTGTCGGCGTGCATCAGTCAGGCGACATCGGAAAGCTACTGCCGTCAGAGCTTGGCCGATTGTCCGACCCGATGTTCGAGGACGATACCATGCGACGTATCGTAGAGAACGCCGCCCAGTGTCGCGAGCATTGCGGTAACGAGTCAGTAGGCAAGGGTCCGATTGTCGTGATCGTTGACGAGACTGGCAGCATGACCAACAACGATAACATCTACCACGCAAAAGCGTTCGCCCTCAGTCTGTACTGGGTGGCGAGCAGCCAGAAGCGATGGTGCTGTCTGGTTGGCTACGCCGGGGAGGGTATGAATGTTCTTGTCATCCCTCCTGGTGCCAACAAGACCGACCAAGTTCTTGAGTGGCTGGAGCATTTCGAGAACGGTGCAACGAATCTTTGCATCCCAGTCGATAAGCTACCCGCCGCATGGAGTTCGTTCGGCTGTCCGAAGGGGCAGACCGACATCGTTCAGATCACCGACGCCATCTGCCGCATCCCTGCGGAGACTGTCGCCAGATTCAACACCTGGAAAAAGCAGGAGCAGGTTCGGTTCCTCACGATCGTAATCGCCGAGGCAGCAGGAGAAGCCGCCAAGATTAGCGACGATTGCTGGGTGTATAATTCAATGGCCGCAGGCAGTGACGCCATCAACGACATTCTCAGAAAGGTGTAAGCATGGCAAAGTTCCAGCGATACAACTTCGATACCATGACGCCGCAGGAAAGTCGCAACGTAATCGGCAAGCGATTGCTAGCCTGCGGTGTCAAGTACGTCAACGTCAGGCATGACCCTTCCCTGCCCGACCGCACTACCGATGTTCTGGTTCAGGGCATCATGGCCGATATGAACCTCAGCACCGACGAGTTCAAGCCGTACTGGGAAAACTTCTGCGCAGCGTCCAACGCATTCCACGATGGCACTATCCAGAAGGCGATTGCCCAAGCAGTTACCATGACCGATGCAATTCAGTACGAGATTTCACCGTTCAGCAATGATAAGGTTGCGATCAAGCCAATCGGCTACATCAAATAGGAGGCAGCTATGGGTTCAAGGATTTTTGTGAAGCATCGCCGAACGCATGAGATCGTCGAACTGATGAAGGGCCGTGGCCATCGCCATCCCAAGTGGGTTTACAAGCAGATGGGCCTGAAGTCGGAAGAGGATATTCAGTGCGTGATTCGGTTCGTTGACGAGCCAGTCGCAAAGAAAAGCAGGAAGGACATGGATGTTCTTGAAGCCCTGCTCGAAGAGTCTGGCGGTGAGTATGACAGCATTGGTGTTCTTGTCATCAGAGAGGAGGTGCCAAGTGCCTGACCCCCAGCCGTGGTATATCAAACTCGGTTCGTGTCTTGTTGTTCTGTTCTGGATTGCTTTCTATCTCTGGTTCAGCCAGTAAGGGGGAACGATGGTTGTCGATGTTGCGTTTAGAGTTTGGAGAAGCGTCGAAGAAACTCCGAAGGGCGAGCAGTCCAGCGAGACGTTTGCAGACGTAGAGTCTGCGGCAGCGACCGCCTGCAAGTGGAATCGCAAGTCGAAGGCAACGCTTCATATAGTCATGCTTCGAGCAGACGGATCGATCGTGACTGACAGGGTTGCAATCACCACGACCAGAGCCACGAAGACGGCCTTGTCGATGGTGAAGAAGGCGGCTCTCGCTGGGGAGATTGACTTCGACGGCGAGTGAGTTTTAGTTTCGTTCACGTTCACGGAGAAAGGCGATGGACAAGTCAATCAAAGTCGGAACGCTGGTTAAGACGGAATGCAAGTGGGGAAACCCATCAAGGGTTGATAGAGTCGCAAGCATCACCGTCAACTCTCTCGGAACTACGATCTATATCCTCAGAAACGGAGGATGTTTTTCTGCCAGGGAGCTTTCGATCGTCTGACTTTTTCAATGGCTCATTCATTTAGAGAAAGGGAATCATGGGCAAGAAAGCATTGGTATTTGACGACAATCGAGGGCTTGTTTACGGGGTCATGGCCAACTGGGCAGAGGCAAGTTGCCCTGTGCTACAACTTGCAGGCGAACCGACTTCGCCCGACGAATGGGAGTGGGTGTCAACTCCGTTTCAGGTAGCCGACTTCCGCCACGATCCGCATGATGCACTTCGATGGGCGATGGACGACTCTTCATCCCCTTGGGACAGCACCGGAGACGATGAAGCAGACAGCGACTCGCTTGAGAAAGCGGTAGCGGCAGCGAAGTGGTATAACGAAGACGGAACTCCAGACGAAGATGATTCCATCAGCAAGGAGGCAGACTGGGTTGCGGAAGGAATCATCACGAAGATCCTGAGCGAAGACAAGTAACCACAAGGGCCGGGGCCTCCAGCGTTTTTTTGAAACCACTTTTGGAGAATAGGATGAAGTTTGAAAACAAGCTAGAACTAGAAATTCAAAAACTAAAGATTGGGCAGTCGTATTCGTGGAGCCTAGACTGGACAACGAAGGTTACGCGGGCCGCAACGCATCTGTACTGCGTGAGTGTAAAAGCACCACAATTTGAAAAAGCAGCAGAGTTTACGGGTTCGCTGAGTTTCTCCTGCGATAAACTGCGAGCGTGGATTCGATGATAAGCCACGAAGGAAACAAAAATAGCCGGGGCCTCCAGTGTTTTGCTGGAGGCCCTTTTTTATTTCACGGCGAGATCATCTGAAACTCTTTCGGCTTGAACTGCTTTCTCGCTCGACGCTGACCGATCGCGAGTGCCTCATGGAGGTTGTGAGAGGCAAGCATCGCCGCCGCAATATCGGGACGGCTTGACGCCAGACATTCGCTGACCTTCTGGTAGTTCGCATACACTTCTGGATTGCGTAGCTGGTTGGGGTCAGTCACCTTCAGGATTCGGTAGCACAGTTCAGGTGCAATCATCCTCCTGAAGCCGTTGCCGTGGGCAAACCCCTCGGTTTCTCTATTGCGATTGGCAGGCATCAGGTTGATATGCTTGCTGCATTCTGCATCAATCTCGTGGCACGTTCGGTATTCGAGCAGCCACCATTCAGCGAGCTTCTTTGCAGCCTGCCTTGCTGGTTCGTCCCAGTACAAAACGCGACCGCTCTTTTTTCCCTCAACCCTTATGCCGAATGGGCAGTTCTTCCCACGAAACGCACTTGCATATACGCCCATGCGGATTCTTTGCTGGAGTCCCTGCCTCGTGCGCGAAGAGATCATCGACGCCTCAAGCTGCGCGAGAGCAGCCATCATCGACAGCATGAAGTCGCCCATCGGAGTACCGACTGACACGCTACAGCCACGCATATCGACGATATGCACGCTGATTTGATTGCTCTTGAACCACGACATCAGGCGAACAAAGTCTTCCATCGATCGCCACATTCGGTCCAGCTTGTCGATAATCAGGTGATCCCCAGGCTTCATGACTGCAATGAGAGCCTTCCCGGCAGGGCGCTCAGCGAATCGAAACTTCGACGCCGAGCATTGCTTGCCGTCCTGGTGAATCCCTCCCCACGCTACGCCACTGGCCTTCAACATCATGCCGTAGTAGCCCTCGATCCGGTGGGCTTGGGCAGAAATCGATTCCCCCTCCTGGAATCCCTCCAAGTGGCTAATCCTTGCGTACCCGTATGCCGTCGCCATTCCTCACCCCTTTCTCTTTGGTGATGTTTTCCACAAAACTCTCGTACATCTTCAGGCTTGACGCCATTCCGCCAGGAAGGGTCACTGTTTCCAGTTTCACATAAACGTCTGCACCCCTGATCTTCGTCCCCTTTATCGCCCATCGTCGGACGGAAGCATAAGAGTGGGGGTACGGAAGTATCTTTGCTAGATCGCGGAGAAGCAACAATCGATCCTGCTCAGTGCCGCCAGTCGATTCCGCCATTGCGACTCTCCGTCTTGCGAAAACTTGAATTTGCTTCCATATTCTTAAATCAAATGGCGTTTAGTGTCAAGCGATTTCTTTCTCTGGCAAATTGTGGCTAGGCTTTCGGCATTGGTGACAACAAAACCACTGGAGAAACCGAATGTCTGGCGAAGAAGAACTCGACGGCGAAGTAGGATCTGCATTCACTGACGCAATGTCAGTCGCTCAAGGCGAACAGCCGCAGGCCACCCCCGATGTTCCGCCAGAGGCACCTCCAGAGGCACCGCAGCAGCCCGACTATTCCGATCTTGTAGGGCTGGCTCAGCAAGTCGGCATGAGGGTTGACGGAAATGTTGACCCAGCACAGATGGCAAGGGAAGCACTGGCGGAACTGCAACGTCAGCGACCATACGTCGATTACGCAAGGCAGATTGCCCCGCACGCGCAGGAGTTCAATGCCTACCTTCAGCAGAGAACCCAGGCCCAGCAGCCACAACCCACCCAGCAACCACAGCAGAATGAATTTGACCCAGACGAATATCTCAACCAGCAATGGGGCGCTCCAGGGTGGTCCCCAAACTGGGACGAAGCGGTTCGCCGTGGGGTAGTGCAGCAAGACCCAGACAGCGGCCTCTATGTTGCGGCCCAGGGATACGAGGTAGCGACGGCCAGCCTTGTCGCGGAAATGAATCAAGCACGAGCAGCCCAGCTTGCCCAGTGGCAGCAGCTTGGAAAGCAGAATCCATACCAGTCGTTCTACAAGGCGGTTCAAGAACCACTTCGCCGACAGTGGCAGAACGATGTCAAGTCAGAGATCGAGAAGTATTTCTCGCAACAAAGAACCCAGACTGCGATCGAGCAGTTTGAATCCCAGAACGCAGGGTGGCTTTACAGTCAGGATGCGTTCGGGAATGTCTCCGCTTCCCAGGATGGGCAGCGTTTATTTGATGAACTGCGAACCCTTCAGGACGCCGGGGTGCAAGATCCTCAGACGAGGCTCAACATTGCACTCCGATCGACAGGACTCGCAGCCAAGGTATCGGGGTTGCAATCGCCGCAACAGGTTCCCGCACAAGCGGCACCTCAAGCGGCACCAGTGGCAAACCAAGCCGCTACTCCGGGGCAGCAACCCTTTTTGAGATCCGCCCTGGAACGAGCCAGCCATGCTCCCCAGATGCAGCCGGGTGTTGGTCAAACCCCGCCTGCTGAATCTGTGCTGATAACTGAAGGCGAACTGAAAAACATGTTCGCGAATGAGTTCCGCAGAACAAGAGGTGCATGATGGCTGACGAATGGATTGGAATAGTAAAGACGACTCAACCCAAGTACATGAAAGGTGCTTCGGATTTGACGATCCGCAAGCGACTTTTCCTGGCGATGCTTCAGAAGCGGGGCCGCATCGAGACGAATCATTCCGGTACGGAACTGCGATGGCAGGCTGAATACTCTCAGCCTCCCGTACAGACGCACGCTGACGGTGGTGTCGTGGATTTCTCCAACCACGATGCCTTTAAGCAGCTTGCGATTGACTGGCGTGGGTACTACGCGACCGACACCATGTCCCGCAAGCAGCAGGAAATGAACAAGGGCAATGAAGCCCTCATCAACCTGTTCCAAACCAAGTCCAACCGACTTCAGAAAGCGATCACCGATACGTTCTCGGCAGAGCTTTACAAGGACGGGGAAGCAGCAGGCCGCGAGTCTGCAATCCACGGCCTCGAAACTTTTCTGGCCGGTTCGGCCACCGCCGCCGATAAGGTCGCCCGACCGAACGATAGCTACGGCTTGACCGCACTATCCACGGTTCCCGGTGCGGCTGGTGGTGCGTGGTCGAGCGGCCTTGCGACTCCCAACAATGCCGCCATCGGGACCGACTGGCCCGATGGGCAGGGAGATTCCGAGTACGATTACCTCTCACCAAAGTTGGTGAACTGGAGTAGCACCAACTGGGGAACAAGCTCGACCGCATGGGAAGACAACGCTTGGCGCGTGGTTTCTCAGACGATCACTTGGCTCACCACGACTGGCGGCGAAGACGGAATGCCTCAGTATTTCGGCTTGGCCTCCAATCTTTTCCAGGGGTACAAGAACGCTCAGGAAGTCAAGACTCGCATCATGGTTCCTCACAAGGAAGCAAGCGATCTCGGCTTCGGTCAGGCTCTCAACCAGGACGGGTGTGCCCTGTACTCGGACTTCGATTGTCCAGTCAATACTGGCTACGCCCTGAACCTTGCACACATTACTGTGTGCAGCCTGTTCCCCCAACTCCTGTGGATGGAAGGTCCAGACAAAGATCCTCGATCTCTGTGGTCCTACCTCTGGGGCGTCGGGTTCTACGGCAACGTCAAGTACCAGCCAAAGCACGTTGCCAAGCTGTTCAACTACGCCTGATCGATAGCGATCCGGCGAGTTTGGTTACGATTCACAAGAGTTTTCTGGAGACAAGACTATGAGTACGGTAACTGTGCTGCCCAAGCAGGGGCAGACCTTCTTCGGGGGAGAAGTCCCCTCGGCAACGGCCTTCGGGCAGACCGTTGCACTGGAAGGTACGGTCAAGGAATGGCCCGACAACATCACCGTGGCAGGGCAGGGGGCCGATGGCCGTCGATCCGGTCGCACTCGGCACTCGCTTCTGGTTCGCAACACGGCGACCGTCAAGCTCCTGCCAAAGCGGGTGGTCAAGTGGCAGAGCGGGTTTCGCGGACGGCGCGTAAACGGCTACTGCAACGTGTCTGACGAAGGGGTTGCCGGTGTGGTTGACGATGCAGTCGCCAGCGATGGCGTTGCAATCGGCGACCTTTTCTGGCTGTACCGCAGGGGTCCGACGATTGTGCGTACCGCATTGGATACGACCAACTCGCCAGTGGCCCTCGATGATATGCTGCTGGCAATTACCGCCGCAGCGAGTACGTCGACCACGGCTGGTCGCGTCTATCCCTGGACGGGATTGACTTCCACTGTCACCCAAACCACGGACGGAACCCAGTCTCGGCGCACGATCAACAGGATCGGGCGAGCTATGTCGGCGACCACCAGCGGCAATACCGACAGCGACATCCTTGTCGATCTGATGCTTGACGACTGATCTCGACTGTGCGGATAATCGTGAACCCTCCTCGGAAACGGGGAGGGTTTTTTATGAGAGGAATCTATGGCAATCGACGACAACAAACTCGATCATTGGTTCGGGCGAGTGGACCTTTCCGCTCTCACGGAAGATCAAAACAAAAAGATCGAACGCATCCGAGCGTCCTGCAAACTTGCAGCCGAATCAATCCTGAGAAACACTGAAGGCTGTGCCGACCAGTCTTCGGCAATCCGCGAAGTGCGGAACGCCATGAGTACGGCAGTCAATCTAGTTATCCGGGGAAAGCAGTGAAGAACCAAACAGTTGATGTTCTGATTGCAGTTCTGACATACGGCGGAAACGGGGGCGTGGCAACATGCCTACCCTCTCACGCGACTTGGATTGCGAAGAACTACGCCGCGATGAAAGCCGACATCCGAATCGGCAGGGTCAGGGTCAGGCAGTTCGGGGATATTCCCCTGTCGATGGAGAGAAACCGCATCGTCAAGATGGCCAAGCAGGATGGCTTTGACGTAATCCTGATGCTCGATTCTGACAACGTGCCCGATATGTACTTCGGTCACGATCCAAACGCCAAGCCATTTTGGTCAACGTCGTTCGATCTCCTGTACGAGCGCCTTACCAAAGGACTTCCGACTGTGGTGTGTGCCCCCTACTGCGGCCCACCTCCCGACCCAGTTCGTGGGGGAGAGGAGAACGTCTACGTTTTCTATTTCTCCAACCCGGAAACCGGAAGCGTCACCCCGCGACTGGCACCGTACACAAGAGAACACGCTTGCCTGATGAAAGGCATTCAGCCCATCGGCGCTGGCCCGACTGGTGTGATTCTTTACTCGACCAGTGCATTTGATCTTATGCCAGTTCGCCAGAAGACTTCACGCCAAATCCTAGAGGACTACCGCAACGGAAGCGTTTCCCTGGAAAGGGCAGAGGAGCTTCTGAATCTGGAGTCGTGGTTCTTCTACGAGTACACCGACGCAGAGCAGACCCAGAAGGCGAGTACCGAGGATGTCACCAACACCCGCGAGATCCAGTTGGCAGGGATCATCAAGCATGGCCAGCCAGTTGTGTTCTGCAACTGGGACGCATGGGCTGGGCACTACAAGCCAAAGCTGGTTGGCCGTCCGTCGATCATCCCCATCGAGGCGATCAGCACCGTGTTTCGTGATGCTGTACGCAACAACATATCGGCTCACGACGAAGTGCAGATGCTCGACCTGTACGATCCAGAGATTGACGGCAGGGTTGACCAGGACATGGGCGAGGATATTTCAGATCAGGTTGCGTATCTACCCGAAGATCAGCCTGCATTTTCTGAAACCTACGAACTTCTGGACGAAGTTATCCTGCAATACAAAAGGAAGTATTGCCCAGAGGATGACCCCTCCAAGCTCAGGATGCTTGAAATCGCCTGCGATGACGGGATGCTGGTGAGTACGCTTGCCAAAAACCATGACGACATTGCGGTATTCTCACTTCGCAACGGCACCACTCCTGCCAAACTGATCGGCTCGGAGGTCAAGTGCATCGTTGTCAAGCAGGAGGATTTTGGAGCGTATGTCGCAAGCCTTCCTGACAAGGAGGTAGACATTCTCTTGCTCCACTCCCTGAAGGCACCACGAGATGTAACGTGCCACGCACTTTCGCTAATGCTCACGAAGGTTCGGCCCGGAGGGTGCATGATCGTTGACACTTCCATGTCCTCAGCGTTCGACGACTTAGCCGATCGAATCGATAGCGAGGAAGAAGTTGACACCTTTGAGGCGACAATCAATGCCGAAGGTAAAGCTGGGTTCCTTTGTATCGTCAAGCCATAAAGAACGGTGGTGCGCTGCCTGTTGCAAACTGAAGCCCATCGGGGAGTTCGACGACTCCCTGGATGGGCCTTGGGTTCAGTGTGTCGCGTGCAAGGAGACTGCCGCCAAGATGGAAGACGAAGCCAACGCCATCCGTCAAGAGAAGAAAGAGGCCGTCAATCTTTTGATGGATCTCGCCAACGCGAAAACCGCTCCCTCTCTGAATGAAACTCTTGGTGCAATCTGGGATAAGTTTGGCGGGGCCGAAGGGTTCGCCGACAAAATGAATCGGGTGATCGAGGACCAGCTTTCGAGGGACCGCATCCCGTACCAGACGGCGATGATTATGACGAACCTTCTGCGACTTCAGCTTCACGCAGAGCAGCACAAGGAAGCAGTTCGCGTCAACGATATGACGCAAGAGCAGATCGAAGCAGAGATCCAGCGAGAGAAACTGAAGTTCATGATCGAAGCCATGTCCGACCCAGACAAGGCAAAGATCATCCAGGGTATGCTCAAAGACAAGGGGCTGGAAGTATCTATCTCCAACACCTCTGTACCATCGGGAACCGTGATCGTTCACGAAGAAGAGGATATTCCCATCGAGGCCAGGGCATTGCTCTTGAACAAGATTCGCAGGGAGATTGAAGATGGCCAACCGCCTAAACGAACTGACGCTGGCTCTTGAGCAGAGGAAGCGGGAGTTCCTTTCAGTCTATCGGCCAAGTCCTCAGCAAGAAGAAGTTCATCGATCTCCATGCACTGAGCTTATCATCCGTGGTGGTAAGCGTTCAGGAAAGTCAGTCGCGGCGGCAGCGGTATTCGGATCTCGCGTTACCGGAACACCGATCATCGGCATTGACGGCAAGCCAATCGATTCACGCTGGCCGGTCGCATCGCACAAGCACCCTCGGATTTACTGGATCATCGGATGGGAGACTGACCATATCGGGCAAACCATTCACCGGCTTCTCTTCGAGCCAGGAATGGGGGGCCAGTTCCGTTGCATACGGGACGAAGTGACGGGGCAGTGGCGAACATACAATCGAGCAGACCCGAAGGACCAGGACCGATACAAGGAATCCCAGCTTACAGATCCAGTCATCCCGGAACGAATGATCGTCAAAGATTCCTGGGCCTGGGAGGACAAGAGGCAGAACATCTTCTCTCAGGTGGAGCTTACCAACGGGGCGAGAATCTGTGCGTATCCTTCGAGCGCTCTGCATCCAAAGCAGGGGGATGCAATCAGCGGGATATGGATCGACGAAGACATCAGATACCCCAAGCACCTGAAGGAATGGCAAGACCGACTCACTGACGAAGAGGGTTGGTTCATTTGGTCAGTGTGGCCGCACAACCAGAACGATGCACTGGTGAAGTTGCTCGATCGTGCCGACGCTGCTGTCGAAGAGGACGAGCCTCAAATCAGATCCTTCCGTTTGGCCATGACCGAGAACCCGTTCATCACGGAGAAAGGGAAGCGGGAATCCCTTGGCCGAATGGATAGCGCCGACGAAATCGCAAGGCGAAACTACGGCGACCTAATGACCGACACCTATGCGATGTACTCGATCCATGTGGACTCGCATTTCATCCAGTCGAAAGACACGAAGACCGACAAGTTCACGCCGACATTCGCGAAGGTTTACGACCTATGGAAGACATCGGGCAAGTTTCCCAGAACGTGGACCAGATACCTTGCGATCGACCCATCGAATACCAGGACGGCGGTTTTAAGTTTCGTGATCCCTCCCCAAGAAGACGCTCGCGTCTACTACGGTTCGATGGCCATTGTCGAATGGGAACTGGTGGTCAAGAAGTTCTCTGCCCGAATGCTTGCAGAGGAGCTTGCAAGAAAGTGTTCTGGTGAAACATACGAGGCGTTCATCATGGACCAGATGGCGGGAAGAATGACAACAATCGGACGAGATGATACGACTTTTCAAGCGTATGAAAAAGAATTTAAGAAGGTGAAATTATATGCACGATCGTCGGGGCATGGATTTATCCCCGGTTGCAATGTTCCATCGCAACGCTACCGCATCGTTCGTGATATGCTTTCAATTCAACCGGACTCGCAATGCCCCATGCTGATTCTTGTCGAGAGTCAGTGCCCGGAAACTCGGAAAGAATTTACGACGTACCGGAAGAAAGTCATGGAGCAGGCAGACGGAGAGGTTATCCTAGATCAGCCGAGCAATCCCAGGACACACGACTGCATGGCCGCACTAGAATACGGCTGTGCTTACCTGTATCCCCTGATGATGCAAGGCGCAGCGTACATAGATCCGTCACTGAACCGCGCAAACGGAAGCGGTATTTACCAGAAGGCGATGGGACTCCTGAAGAAACTATCGGCAGGAGACTCAGAGTTTGTTCACCTTGGACCCGGAGCATTCGACGATGCCACTCGATGAAAGTCATCTGCAACCCTACCGACTTCAGCTTGAAGGGTACAAGGAGACGGCAAAGAATCCTCTCCCAACCCCTCCAGTCGGATCTTCCGTCGCTTGGTACAGCAACGGGAAGAAGGATGATCCCGAACGAGAACATGCGGCAATCGTCACGAAGATTCAAGACTCAGGTAAGATTTCGCTGATCGTCTTCCGTCCAAATGCAATGCCGATTCACAAGACCGGCGTGTACTTTCACGAACATCAGTCTCACGCAAAGCCAAGCAATGCCGAGACAATGACCAACGGATGCTGGGATTACCCGAAGTTCTCGAAGGTTCCCAAAGAGCATTACGACTACCACCTCAAACAGTTGAGTGCCCGCATGGAGGCTGTCCAGCAACAGATCCAGACGCTCAGTCAAACACTGAAAGAGCCAGCAAAAGCATAGGTAAAGCACGATGGATTACTCGGTTATCGAGTCCGAGTTCTTCCGGCCTATGCACACCGCTTGGCTGGCAAAGCTAGACTGCGCAGAAGCAGCACGCAAAGACTGGAAAGAAGTCTCCGAAGAATGCCTGATGTTCTACGGGAAGTCTGCCGCTGCCATGTGGAGCGACGACTACTCGAAGAAATTCTGGAAAGGTGTCAAGGCTCCCAAGTTTCGCATCACAGTCAACAAGGCGTTTGAACTTGTTGCCATCTTCGGACCCTCTCTGTTGTGGGAGAACCCTTTCCGAAATGTGGTGCCGAGAAAGAAGCAGCGATTCGATCTGGACGATCTTGTCTCTGACCCGAACATGCTTCAGTTCTACCAGCAGCTTCAAGAGCAGCAGGATTCTTTTGAGTCCACTGATCGAGTCACTGCACAACTGATGCAGACTTGGCTGAACTACACCGTTCGGGAGATTCCCGGAGGCGGGTTGGTTCGGCAGTGCGAAAAAGCTACTACCAACGCTCTAATCAAAGGGCGTGGAATCATAGTGGCAAGGCCGTACATCACCCCAGGAAGCAACAAAGTTATCACCGGTGGGTTTAATCTCGACCCAGAAGATTTGCTGATCGACCCAGACGCAAAGAGCCTGGACGACGCGAAGTGGATTGCGATCCGCCATGTCGATCCGTACTGGGAAGTCGAGCGACGATTCCAGTTGCCGAAGGATACTCTCAAGGAAAAGGCTACCCTCGAAAGTCTATGGCGATACTCTGAGGCGTTTGCCGTCAGTGGCAGAGGGACCGCCGACCGCAAGGCTGGAAAGGGACGCGACCTAGTTGTCTGGTACGAGATCCTTTCCAAGATGGGTGCGGGTTGCCGAAACTGCGGAATGGTTGACGGAATCCAGCAGCAGCTTGAGGAAACCGTAGGCCAGTACGCCTACATTGCAATCTGCGATAGCGTTCCCTGGCCCCTGAACTGCCCGTCCGATCGACTCCGGGACGGCATGACGAACGAAGAAGTTCAGCAAGCGTTCTCTTGGCCAATCCAGTCATGGAAGGATAGTCGCTGGCCGATGGAAGTTTTGGACTTCTACCCAGACCCAACCTCGCCTTGGCCAATGCCTCCACTCCAGCCTGCAATGGGGGAACTGAAGCTCCTGAACTTCCTGATCCCCTGGCTGTGCAATCGGGTGTGGAGTTCTTCGAGAGACTTCTGGGCAGTTCCAAGGCAGTACCTAGACGACTACCGGGAAACGATCCTGAAGGGTGAGGACCAGTCGCTACTTGCCGTCCCTCCTGGAGTGGACGATGTTCGCAAGTCCCTTCAGATTCTTCAGCAGCCTGAGACTCGCGGCGACCTACTGAGAATCATTGAGTTCGTGTCGATGCAGTTCGACAAGCGAACCGGCTTGATGGCCACGGCCTACGGTGGCAACGAAGGCGGCACGCAGAACAGGACGGCAGAGGAAACCATCGCCAAGCAGAGAGCGATCGGCATTCGACCTGAGTACATGCAGAAACAAGTGGTGAAGTGGCAGTCAGACTTTGCATCCCTTGAAGCATTCATCACCAAGACATTCGTAACCAGTACCGACGTTGACGAATTGCTTGGACCTCTTGGTGCGAGACTTTGGCAAGACTTCATCGAAGGACAGAGCGACGAGAAGATCACTCGCCAGTACGAGTACACCATCGAAGCCAACTCGATACGCAGGCCGAACCGCGACAGGGATGTCATAAACTTCCAGCAGGCGATGAATATCTGGATGCCGGTTATGCAGCAGTACGGTGCAAGCTCTGGCGACTACGAGCCAATGAATGCACTGATGCGGAAGTGGGCCGAGTATCACGATGCCGACCTGGACGATGCCATGATTCCAGAGAAACCAGAGCCGGAACCAGAAGAACAACAGATGCAGCAGCAGCAACAGATGCTCGCCATGCAGAAGGACGAAGCCACGATAGCAAAGCTCCAAGGCGAGGCCCAACGAGCCGCCGCGATGGCACAGATGCAAGGTCAGGCCGACCCGACAGCAGACCAGCAAATGCGACTGATGATGGCACAGCAGGAAGCACAACTCAAACTCGGACAGAAACAACAGGAGTTTGAGCAGAAGACCGCACAAGACGTTGAGCGGTTCAACATCGACATGATAAAGAAGGCGCTCTCAACATGACAGCAGCTTGGATTCAGGACGAAGAAGACGAATGCGTTCACGAAGCCATTGTCGCTAAGTACCCGGACTGGGCTGGTTACATCGATCTTCTCATCATCCCTCCCGATTGGAGCGAGGTGGTCGAGGAGTTTCCAGAGTGCGGCCGTAGTTCGCTGAAGTCTTACGAACATCGGGTCACAAGCTACGGCATCCCATGCTTGGCTCTCTATGTCAAGATGCGACGAGAAGGCACTGCCCACAAGTTCGCTGAAATGGTGGCGACCCAGGCGGGTCCGGTTCTATCAACCGACGACACGTTCTTTGCAGGGTTTGGTACAGTCTACGATCAGTTCCAGAGCCAGAAGCACCTGAAGCGGTACGTTGACGCTGCGAAGAAGCAGGGATTCACCCCAGGCGTCAACGACGTTTACATGCCTGGACTCGCACAGAGGCCGGGAGATCCCGCCGCTTGGGTAAGCCGAGCGCAGGGGAGAGGGTACATTCGCAGGCTGCTCGAATCACGAGGGTATGAGTGCAACGGAAAGCTATCCGAGATCGTTGCTCGACCACCCGAAGATGATCCTCTCGCTCCCAAGAACTGCAAGCCACTTGGCGAGGATATTATCCGAAGGAATATCGCGAAGTACCAATCGGCAGATCCGTCCCTGCGGAACAAAAGCCGCAGGGAATTGCGGGAAATGGTTATCGAAAAGCACAGTCACAAAATTCACTAGGAGGCATCATGCCAATCAGCAAACGAACACGACGCATCTTTGCCACTGGACTTGCAAACAGAGCGGCGGCTAACAAGATTTGCGACATCGCTGACGCAGGAACCACAGGGACCACCGTTCCAGCGGGAACCCGAAGGGCCTTGACCATTGCAATCGGAAATGCCAAGGAGGCTGACACGATTGCCGACTGCTGCGAAACAGGCGCAGCGATTCCAGCGAATTGTCGAACTGCCCTTGCGGTAGTAATGGGCAATCGAGGTGCGGCAAACGAACTTGTCACTGCAATCAACGCGATTGCGTGAGGATTCACGAAATGGCTACAGAAGGGACTATCATGAAGCCTGAGAATCTACCAGTACCACCAAGCGACAGTTCTGGATTGATGAACTGGGTTCTTGGAATCCTTGCCAGTGCCCTTGCCGCAATGTGGAAGATACGCGAAGGCGAAAACAGCAAGAAAATCAAAAGCCTTGAGGATGCAGTTGCCTCATGTGCTGAAGAACACAAGAAGTCCACCAGGGAAATCATCGAACTCACTTCGGAAGTGGGCTACATGAAGGGCAGGCTTGAGGAAATCGAGCAGAAGATAGCCAAGTCGTGAGGGTGTGATGGCAGACGTTATCAACCGGCTGAGTCGGGAGTACAGGCGATCAGTCAATACGCCAGACTACCCTCTGTCGGATTGGATTATCAATCCCGATCTTTCAAAAGTCACAGGCGTTCCCTGGAGATACTGGAAGATTGTCGGTGACTCAGTGTTGCCAATGACCCAGGAAGAGCGAGATATTGTTGACGCTCCACAGCCAAGAACTGAGCTATACCCGTTTGAGTTACTGAGCCTACTTACTCCATCGCAAGTGGTTGCGGTTCAAACTAGCCTTGACCCGCTGGTGATTCTTCTTCGGTCAAAGCTACAGACAATCGTTACTCCGATTCCGTTTGTCGATGGGTCTGAAGTCTATGAAGCCATTGAATACTTAGGCGTGTCGATACCGCAATACTTTTCATATTCTGAGGTGCAGAGAATCCTAAGAGGCGAGGTTCCGAGTGGCCAATAACTTCGAAATCAATCTACCCGCCCAGTCGTTCATGATTCCTTCTACGGCAGGATGTGCAAGACGAGTGTTGCAAGATCGTCCATTTCTTGCTTACGACGACACTACAGTCGAAGCAGCAATCAGTTTGCCGTTTGAAATGCCAGCTTCATACACCGGATCTGGGTCGCTAAAAGCTGACATTTTCTACATGATGGCGTCTGCGACAAGCGGAAAGGTTGATTTCGATGTGCTTGTCGAAGCGATAACGACAGCAGATGCTCTCGACTTGGACTCTGCCTCTTCCTTCGATTCCGCAAACAGCGGAGATCAGGCAGTCCCGTCGGTAGCAGGATACTTGGGCCAAGTCACAATAACACTTACAAATAAAGACTCTGTTGCAGCAGGAGATTATGTTCGCATCAGGCTTGAAAGAGACGCCGACGATGCAACCAATGACACTGCAACTGGAGACGCAAGAGTCTTGCTGGTAGTGATTCGAGAGGAAGTGTAGTGGCAAGAGACTTCAACGGAACAACCGATAGATTGCTCCAGGGGTCTGCATTCAGCGGAGGATCTCTTGGGATCGGTACGTTTTCTTGCTGGATAAAAACTTCGTCAACGACAATTCGCTGCGCTTGGGGCGTCATCGAAACTGGAAACACTGGAATCGCTGCTTTATACATCAATACCCAAAACGGATCTACGACAACAAACGGCTCTGTCACTTGGCAGATTCGAGATGGTTCAGGATTCCAAGACTTGGGGTATGTGGCATCAACTGGAATAAATGACGGCGCTTGGCATCATGTTGTAGTAGTTCGGAATGCAGGAACCACACGTCTCTACATTGACGGGACAGAAAGAACACTGACGTTCAGCAATAACACGTTGGGTTCATCGTCAATCACATTTGCCAGACCAGTTGCAATAGGAGCAAGAAACATCCGAGGAGTATACGATCAATACTTTCTTGGAGAAGTTGCACATTGGGCTGAGTGGGACGTAGAACTTTCACTGTCGGATGTTGAATCGCTCAACGATGGAGCAGTACCAGAGATGGTCAGGCCATCATCTTTGGTCAACTACTATCCGCTTGCTGGTGGAGATCCAGAGTTAGATATTATTGGCCTCAATAATCTAGGCATTACAGGAACATCGGTTACTGATGATCCAGGAAAGATTTACTATCCGGCAATGCCGAGGGTAATATCAAAAAAATTTGATGCCACAACATTTCGATCCGCATGGGTAGCAAGACGGCCAGCCATGATCGGTGGAGGACTTCGGTAATGTATGCACGAAACAACGCAACACCGCGACCGATCTTGCTTGGTAGGGTTGTAAAGATCAGCGACGGAACGCTAGAGACATCCAGCGTGTCTATTGAAGTCTCAAAGGACGGTGGATACTGGTCCGCTGGTGCAGGAACCACGGCAGTAAATCGTGGTGAGTGGTCCTATGTTCCGACTCAGGGAGAGACGGATTGCGAGACGCTGCGAGTCGTCGCATACAAGACTGACTACTATTCCGCATCTGCCCAGGTAGTATTTAGCGCCTCCGCCACCTTCGGCTACGCTGGAACCGATCAGAGCAAGATCGCCAATCCAACCGCAATCGTAAGCCTCGAAAATACATCAATCAAATCCGTGACTGATGCAGGAACTCTAACAGCAGCATACGACGCAGCAAAAACAGCAGCGTCACAGACCAGCGTAGACGGCAAGCCGACGCTGGTTCAAATCGAAGGATCTACGATTCTTGCCAAGGAAGCGACATCTTCGTCCATCCTCACGGCAATCCAGAATCTCAACAACCTATCAGCAAAGATCAACATCTTTGGCTCTCCGCTTTTGGAGATTCCAGATTCGTCCTCGAACGTCTATGCCTTCACGGTTTTGGTGAAAGACGACGAAGACAAGCTCGTGAATCTTGACGCAAGCCCGACTATCGCAGCGGCCAATGCCGCAGGAACAAGCCGCTCTGCGAACCTGTCGGCAGTCTCCAATCCATCTACCGGGCGCTACACATTCACATACACCGTGGCTAGCACACATGCGGCTGAGAGTCTAAGGATCACCGTCTCAGGAACAGTCTCAACAGAAGGCCGATACATCGAATGGATCGGTGCAGTCGTAGACTACGACACGCTGACTACACTACTCCAGGTGAAAGCAAAGACGGACTTGATACCTTCTGACATTGGAAGCGTAATCGTTTCGGATAACAGCAACCGCGAAGTCAAGGTTACTGGATCAAAGCACATCGCCTGCGATCTCCACGAAATACAGCCAGCAGTCATTGAGTCTACACACTTTGCTGCGACGTTCGTTCAGGACATGGGGATTGCCTTACAGTCAACCGCGACTTCGATTCTCACCGGAGTCAACCAGCTTACGTCAAGGATCACGGCAAACCTGTTCTCTGGCATCACCTACTTGAGCCGATGGCTTGGAGCAATCGCTGGCAAGACGGCAGACTCGGCGACCAGAGCAGAGATCAACGCGACCACAGCAGGGGCGGCGTACAACGAAACGACCGATTCGCTCCAGGCAATCCGCGATCGTGGCGACGAGGCTTGGGTTACTGGATCGGGTGGCGGTGGAGGTGGAGGTGCGAGCGGTGCGGGAACATACCCATCCCTCCAAGTTCCTCCGTATCCTCTGGCGATCTACATGACGAGCGATCTATTCACCTATGCCGATATTGTTCAGCGACTCAGGGACAAGAGGGGCTTGGCTGGAAGCACTCGCGAAATGCACATGCTGAAGATTGCAGTGCAGGACGCACTCACGGAACTCGCAGGACGATCGACATGGAGGCACTACAACAGGCGAGCATCGGTAACGACCAAGGCAGTCTCCTACCACACCGCCTCCTACGACGCTTCGACGATGGTTATGTCCATCGCCACAGGAACATGGCCTACCGACGCGCAGTACGGCGAGGTGGTCTACGACAACCAGCGTTACAAAGTTGCGTCAAGGCTCACAGATACTACGCTGCTCATTCATTCAGCCACGGCACCAGCGGCGAACTTCACCAGCAAAGCCGTCACCTGGATGCAGGCGAGCTATGCCTTGCCGTTTATGATTCGGCAAATCAGGTCGGTGATTGACGAGGACGCATATAGGCCACTTGTCTACATGAGTCCAGCCGATGCGGTTCGCCATCGCAAGCTGGCAAGAACCACAGGGCAGACTCTCAGATACACCCTGCGATCGAGCGAGAACTACATGGGCCTCAAGGAGATCGAGTTCAGCCCAGTCCCAGCCCAGGCGACTCGCTTTGAGATTGCGATGATCGTCAGGCCCAGGCCGTTCAAGACTTACGAACTGACCGGGACCGACGGAGCATACACCACCAGCACCAAGACATTCACCTCTGCCACGGCAGCGTTCGAGGCAAATCATGTCGGGTGCATCCTTAGAATCTCCGCAAGCGCCACTCTGCCCAGGGGAAGGACAATCTTCGACGAGGCGAGAGTTGACTTCGCCATCCAGACGTTCATCACGGAAGTCGTCTCTGCTACCGAAGTCAAGGTTTCGTCATCGTTCACGGCAACCGCAAGCGGAAAGGGATACACTGTCAGCGACCCAGCAGACATCGATCCAACCACAATGCTTGCCGCTCTGGAAGCCTTGTCGTGGGAGAAATACTGCATCAATCACGAGCAGGCCGTCGAGCTTCTTCCCGCCGCCAGGGCGCTTGCCACCCAGGAATTTGACCGGGGAATCGCCGCCGATTCCGCAGATTCCAACCAGAGCGAAAGTGCGATCTGCTACGATGTTGATACCTTCGAGGACTTTGAACCGAACGTGGATGTGATGGGAGGCCAGTAATGGGGTCCACCGACCGGCACCTAGCACACGCCAACCGTATCGTCGAAATCCTCAAGACGATCACTTGGCCAGACGGAATCAAAGCCGACGAGGTTCGCCGATCCGAGGACGTATTCAACGCATCCTCTCCGGGCAGAGGGATTCATGTCATCGTCAACGAGGAAGACTTCGGCATCGGAGTTTCCAACAAGACAGACGTTCGATACAAATGCACAGTTGTACGGGTGATTCCCGTATCAACCCACCAAAGAGACAGCCTGAACTATCGCTCTCAGTTCCGCATACTGGTGAGACAGTACCTAAATGACTTGCGGATAATGACGGATGGTTCTTGCGAAATCATCACGAAAGTTAAGCCGAGCCAAATGCGGTTTCCCAGAGAATGGAGAAAGTCGCTGGACGTTTCGGCAATGGAAGTCACCACCCTGATACGGGAAGTTTTGTAGGAGAGACGCAATGACTGGATGTGCAGCAGTCGGAAGCCTTGCGGTCATGCTGGTCATGCCGCGAACCAACACCACAGATGCAGACCCGACGTTCAACGCTTCGTCGGAAATCTATCCGTTTCTGTACGAGGATGTGAAGGCAGTTCGCAAGCGGGTGTCAAGCAACCTGATTACCGGATCAGGCTCCCAGTATTCTTCGAGATCCACCAAGGCAAGCTACGTCCCGCAGGGACCGATCGGCTTGCAGCTTGGACCGGCAGAACTTGACAAGTGGCTACCGAGGATTCTCGGAGCAGACGAATCAAGCAACGTCTTTGCCATCTCGGAATCGATCAAGCTGTTTGACATGATGATCTATCGGGACAACGGCGTGTTCTACTACCGCAACTGCGTAGTAGCCGCTGCTCTATTCCAGTCGAAGTCGGCGGACGGAGGGGACGAAGAAGAAATCCTCAACACCCAGCTTCGCATCATCGCACGCGAAGAGGATCTTACGAAGTCGTGGCCGGGAACAATTCCGACGCACTTTGACGGGGAGGACTACGCTCCATACACCCACGGCCAGCATCGATTCTCAATCAATGGGACTGCCTACAACTCGATGGAGACTTCTATCCTCATTGACAACGGAATCCAGGCACGCACGCGAAACAGCCTGACTCCCAACTGCGTGTTCAAGACTCGCCGCAGGATTCGGGCAATGATTACGGCACCGTTCACAACCGGGGCATGGTCAGCCGCACAGAGCCTCTACGACGCCGCCGACGACGTTCGGCTGCGATGGGAGACTGGGACAGGCGTTTCGGACGAAGCCCTTCAGTTCGACTTCCCTCTCATGCTCAACACCCAGGAGCCTCCGACGGCCAAGGGCCACGGAGAAATGCCGCTCCAATTCATGCTCGAAGCACAGGCCAGCGCGTCAGGAAATGAACTCAGCGTAACCAACATTAGCTAGGATTATGGCAACACCTAAGCGGAAGATGACACCGGCCCAGGTGAAGAAGGCCGCGAACGAAGCGCTCAAGATTCTATCCAATGACGCCAAGTTCGCGATCGGCCAGAAGCTCACCTCGACCGAAGCTACGATCCCCAAGATTCCAAAGGCGAAGGTAACGACGCCCGACACAATGGAATCGGATCTTTCGTTTTCTGCCTTCGCCTCTCAGGTCGATCTTTCCGCAGACAAAGAGCAGTCCAAAAGACTTTCGGAAGCCGTCACCGAAATCACGACCGACCAAGCTACTGACAATTTGTCAGTTAAAATGGGCAAGGAACCACAGGCGTCAGGCATGGAGGCCGACGCCACAAGGGACACGACTCCGACGATCTTTTCAAAGCCTCTTGAAGTTCTGAAGCCGTCGGAACTGGAAGGGCAGTCGCCGCTCCCTGAGACGCCTATCGCGGCGGTCACTGAGGCGGTAGCGACGGCGATGCCACTGGACCTGGAGGAAGATCAGGGCGCCCAGGCCGCGCCGCAGGACGAGCCGTTTATCATTGGGGAGGAGGAGCCGGTAGACGAGGGGCCGCAAGAACCTTCTGGGCCTCCTCAGCCTGGGGCACCGATTGACATCGGGCCAACTCCGTTCTCCATGCTGAACCAGCAAATGGCTGGCGTCAAAGGATCGGCGATCGAGCAGGCGACAGGGGCCGACTTCAACCAGTGGCAGCAGCTTTCTCAAGAGGGCATGGAGTCTGAAGACCAGAGCGATTCGCTTGAGCAGTTCAACGAGCATTCAGTTGCAATCATCGAGCGACTTGCCGGTCAGGTGGCGAATCTCACCATGCGACTCCGCCTAGTCGAAGATTTGCTAGACCGTATTGGAGCAGACTGATGTACTTCAAGGTCGGCGCCTATCAGCACGAAGACAACACGGTGACGGTCGCAAGTTTCAACTATCGGCCAGTCCGGTCCCCTCGCGGAAGGAGGATGACGACCAGAGTTGAGGTTCATGTTCGCGGAGAACTTCTGGCCAACCCGACGCTGACCACCAACCTCCAGAAGCAAGACGATCTCAATACGAAAATGCTGGCACTGGAGGCGGCATATTCAACTGACTATCAGGACATCGGATTCTACCGAGACGACGGCGACGTTACTTCGATGTTCCTTCAGTCGGCACATTCGACAAGTCTCACAGGAAACGTTCTGACCTACTTGAACTGGGCACCTGGGGACGACACTGAGTTCTGCTCGAAGAAGACGTTTCAAGCAGGATTTTACAACGAGTTTGTGTCGTCGTACTCGAACGTGGTTGACTACCAGGACACGATCCAGAGGATCGGAACAGCGGGGCCGATCAAGCGGTGGAGGGTTTACCCAACACAGTATCCTCAGCCTCGCCTTCTATCGTACTACAGTGTTCAGAAGATCGTTCACAGCGGATATGCCGTATCTCTTCTCGGATACCCAACTCCTCCAGCACCTCTTGCGTCTGGATGGAATTACCTAGAAGATTTGACAACCGTAGCCTACACTTCTCCGAAAAAGTGGGGGCAGGGATATGCTCTCTACCGAACAGCGTGGAAGTATATCTATCAATTCCCGTACAATAACAACCTAGCCCCAGTGATTCTCTGATGCCGACGCAATTCAGTATCAATGGGTATCCATGTACCTCGCCGGATCTACTGCACGCCCCTCGCAGCGAATCGATCTACGCACTGAACTGGTGGAACAAGGTCAACAGCATCGAGCATTTTCGTGGACGAAGGGCGGCGACAGCACACCTCCTGGTAGACAAACAGTACGTCGAACAGCTTCCAGCCGCACCAACGACAGTGACAATCTCGGTCGCCCAAGACGGGGCACCGACGTTCTCAAGTGCAGGGTGGACGATCACCAAAATTGAAGCGATCGAAGAGGCACAAGCGAATCCTGACCCAGCACGCACCTACTACGTTCAGTGCAAAGACCCAAGGCATGTTGGCGAGAATGCGTTCGTCGATAACTCTTGGCTCTTGAACGATAAGATGTTTGCCTATGACGTTAGCGCAGGACTTACTTGGCAGCAACTACTCAACGCACTATGGTTGCTCCTCCCAGCGACAGCGAAAGCAAACTCAACGACATGCCCTACGCTCGCAAGGACTCCGGTAAGCGTTCCCGAAAATCTGAACTTCGACGGAGTGAGCGTCTGGCAATCGATCTGCCAAGCCCTTGAAGCCTGCGGTCATTTCCCAGTCTACGATCTTGCAACGGGGCTGTACCGATTCGCTTCGCACAACGGCACGCAGACTGGACTGAGCGCACTACTCTCAAGCTACGAGCCTCTTATCAAGTGGACGGCAGACGTTCCGTACAACGGACGCAACGCACCAGAAAAGGTGAGCGTCGTATTCCCTCCGGTTCTGCACACGAAGATTACTTGGGCCTCCTACGCACAGCCAGAGGCGATAGAGTTCAGCAGCGGGGCATCGGGAGCCATTCCCGGCACGAAGGTCAGCATTGTCGATACGACGTACACGGTCCTCCTTGACGGCCAAGTCTACAACACCACGCAAATCAACAACCGAGCCACCGATCTTTCGTACTCGATCTACGGCAAGGCGACCGCCAATTCCCTTCCTGGACTATCAGCCTACTCCCAACTTCTGTTTGATCTTGTTCCTGGAGAACAGTTGTCACGAGTCTACTACCACGACTCAAAGAAGAAGGGCGACTACACAGTCATCGAACTGTTTGAACCATTCGAGTTCGATCTACCCAAGCCGATCCAAAGAGCGTATTCGGTGATGGAAGTTGTCCTGGTGACATCAAGCGCACCAGGACCAGATGGACTCTACGACGGAATCGTCCAGCGATTCGAGAACGGATCTTGGCGTGACCTATACGTCTGCAAGGTCAAGGACTTATCGACATGAGTTCTGACAGCAGTTCATCTTCATCTGGGATATGCTCAATCACTCGCAGGCGGTACAAGGCTGTTCACCTTGGCAACACCGTTTTCGGTACTCGCTGCGGCGATAAGAAGGCGTCGAGGCGTGTGATGGTTTACGCAGGTCCATCGTCGGACGGATCGCCCCTGTTCATCGTCAACGAATGCGAGACGTTTACTCCGGGACTGAGATACCCAGGCACTTACCTTGGGGCCACAGCATCGTTCGTCCCAGTCTTTGAAGTCACTTGCTGCACTTGCAAGACACCTCCTCCACCACCATCAGAGTCGAGTTCGTCAAGCTCCAGTTCCTCAATCCCGTCAAGCTCCAGTTCTTCTAGCTCCTCCAGTTCTAGCCCAAGCTCCAGTTCTTCAAGCCCGTCAAGCTCTAGCAGCCCACCACCGTCCGAGTCGTCTAGCTCCCTGCCGCCTCCTGGAAAGTCATCATCTAGTTCCTCAAGTTCCTCATCGTCCAGCAGTAGCGGCGGAGGCGGCGAGCCTCCTGTTTGCGGGACATGCACCTTGACATGGAACGGATCTGGATGGACAAACACTAGCGACGATTGCACAGCACCATTCCCAGGTGGGCCTAAATGTGCTTGCAATGCCCCTCAGTTCAACGGTGATTTCCCTGGTCAAACTGTCGTTACGAATTGCGGTGCAATATGAACTGCGCTTTTCGTGAAGTTGAAAGAGACGGCTCTTATTCGTGCCGAGTGGCAAGCTCTCTGGCGAGGATTGCAGACGGAGAGAAGAGGGCGGCAGTCACCAGCGACGCTTGTGTGTTTTGCCACGCCCAGGCCGAGGCAATGGCACCGAACCATGTCACCTACTCCATTGCGATCTATCACCTCAAGAACGAAGGCAAGCTCGACATCAACGGCCAGCACGCCTACCTTCGCGATGGGGCAGTCGGAAAAGTTCCGAAGTCCGGGCCGGGAACATCCCTGTCGAAGTTCTTTTCGTGGCTCGATACCGAAGGCTGCGACTGCAAGGCCCATCAGCAGATGATGGATCTTTGGGGTCCGGCATTGTGCCGGGAACGCATTGACGAAATCTTGTCGTGGCTGCGAACGGAAGCGGCTCGAAAAGGAATCCCGTTCATCGAAACTGCGGCTCGCGGACTGGTAATGACCGCGATCATGCTGCACGAAAGGAGAGGCAGTGAAACCGTTTGACGCAACATTCGTCATCAATCTTCAATTCAAAAACGATCGACTTGAAAAGTTCCGTGAGGCTTACCCGGAATCATTTCTTGGAGAACTTCAAGTCTGGAGAGCGGTGCATGGCGACACTGTTCAGCACCCCTCCTGGTGGACTGCCGGTCGCGGCGCGTGGGGTTGTTATCGGTCCCACATGCAGATTCTTGAACACGCATGGAACATGGGATACGACTCCTATCTAGTATTCGAGGACGACGCAATCTTTGCGGAAGACTTCTCAGAATCCTTGGCGACCATGATGCAGACTCTCCCTGAAGACTGGGAGCAGCTTTATCTCGGAGGCCAGCTTCTCTACGAGGCAGAGCATCCCCCGAATCGCGTCAGCCAACACTGGCTCATGCCTTACAACGTCAATCGAACTCACTGCTTTGCCGTCCACCGAAGAGGCTACCCCAAACTGTACGAGCATCTGTTTGCGGTCCCGTTCCACGAAGGGGAGCATATCGATCATCACCTTGGGAGGCTGCACGAACGCCACGGAATCAACGTGTACGTTCCGAATCGCTGGCTAGTAGGTCAGGATGCAGGCAGATCGAACATCAGCGGAAAGGAGAATCCTGCGAACTGGTGGCATGACCCAGAGAAGTTCAGTCGGGATCATAGGTTGTTCAGCAGGCCGGAGGGGATTTTCCTTCGGGCACCTCTCGAAGTTGCGGCAGACCTTCAGAAACTTGGATGGCACCAAGGGAACTGGAAGACAGAAGAAGGGCTTGATCGTGGAGTTTGCCAAGCAATAGGATCGTCCAAGCCAGTTGAGAACATCAAGCGCTGGTACGAGTGGGTTCAGCGTGAAGTCGTTCGGGACGGAATGATCTTGCCATGTCTGTACCACCCATCCATCACCGACGAGTTGCTTGAGCAGTTCACCTTCGCACGTTGGCACAAGGTAACAGCGTCCACATCAGAAGATGCCATCCGTCAACTGGAAGGAGTAAGGGCCAATGTACTTCAGCCATAGCGGCGACTTGGGCGACATCATCTATGCCCTGCCAACAATTCGGGCTTGCGGCGGCGGGGAGCTATGGTTGTTCAACTACCCAGGAAGAACGACACATCAAATGACCAAGGAGCGAGCGGAAAGGCTTCGCAGACTAATTGAACACCAGGACTACATCACCACCTTTGGGTTCACCGAGCAGCCGACCGACACAAGCATCAACGGATTTCGGGACCATAAGAGGCAGGGGAACACAAGCGACAAGCATCTATCCACGATGGGCCTGGACTGGCGACACAGAACGACCGCTTGGCTGAATGTTCCAGAAGCCATCAAGACTCACAGAGTAGTCATCAACAGGACACCTAGATACCAGAGCCAGTGGTTTGACTGGGGTGCGGTTTGCGACAAGTATCAGGGAAACATTGGGTTTATCGGACTGTACGACGAGTGGATCGACTTCTGTAATACGTTCAAGAAAAGCATCCCAAGGATTCCTGCAAACGATCTTATGGAAGTCGCCCAGGCCATAGCTGGATGCGACATCTACCTTGGCAATGCAACATGCTCGACAGCGATTGCCGAAGGACTCAAGCATCCCAAGATGATCGTCGAAGTCACAGAGCAGACAGACAGCGACGTTCGATTCAATCGATACGGAGTATCCTACGTCCAAGATGGAAAGATCGAGCTACCCGAACTATGAGAACAGTCGTCATCCAAAATGCCACCGGCATCTACAAGTCTATGCTGTATCTCACGGCAGGGCATCACTACGAACTATGCCGTCGTTATGACTACTCTTATCAGGTTTCGCACACGATCAGGACGGACAGGCACCCAGTATGGGAGAGGGTGTATCTGATTCGCGATGCACTTCGCCAGGGATATGAAAGAATCGTCTGGATTGACGCAGACGCCCTTTGGCTTCACGGCACGCTGGACACTCAGCAACAAGCCGCATTCGGTATGGTGTGGCATCACAACCCCATCTACGACCACTACAATGCAGGAGTCATGCACATCCTCAATAGGGATGGACTGGCATCATTCGTTGACGACTGGGAAAACTCCAGGGACGATGGGCACCAGTGGAAAGAACAGCACTGCCTCAATCTCATGCTCAAGGACAGGCCGTTCATGGCCGAGAGGCTTGGCTACGAATGGAACAGCCTTGACCATGACCCGGAACACCGATCTGATTCACCACGAATTGTCGCGTGGCATGGCAGGCCAGAGCTAGCCTGCGAAGGAATAATCAAGTGGCTTGCTAGATAGCCACCCATTTATACTACTTTTTGCCTCTTTGCGATTTTCATGCACCACCACAGAAAAATCCGATATGATTCACCATTGATCGGGTTCTGGCAGTTGGCGAAGCTGATGGGGTAAATCATCATGGCGAATGAAGTGACGATCGACTTCGGGCTACGTTTCGAGCGGTCGGGCATCGCCATCCAGATTCCCAACAAGCAATTCCTGATCGACAGCGGATCGACGCTGTATGCTGGAGGATCTCAGAACATCGGGACCACAGCAGAGGCAGTCGTTCTTTCCGCCCTAACCAACGGCGGGGCAACCTACCTTTTCAATCCAGATACGACGAACAGCGTTCAGATCGGTGTAGACGTTTCCGGGACTTTCTACCCGCTATTCACTCTGCCACCAGGGGAGATAGCGTTCCTGCCAAGGCTACAGACCCTCGACGTTTACGCGAAGGCCAGTGCCTCGACCGTCAACCTCACGTTCCTCGTATTCCAACAGTAGGTGCATCATGCCAGTGGACGGAACCCCATACGCCACCCAAAACGCAAATCAGCAGGGACAGCAGAAGCGACGGGCAGCGGCCAACGTGCCAGCACCTCCAGCGCCGGTCCAGCCAGCACCGTACCAGACTCCGACTTACGGCGACGTTCTCAAGGATGCAAGGGCCGGGGTCCAGGATCCAGGATCGCAGTACGGATTGGACCGCATGACAGGCCAGCCGTTCTCCGTTGGAAGGATGCAGCAACAGGGAATCCAAGACGCCAATCAGATCGTCGATCGATCTATCTATCGACGGGCAATGACCGATCCTCGATCGCTGTACCCAGACAATCGCACCGGGATTGCACCGATCAACCTGATGGCAGAAAACGATCGAAGACTGGATCTTGATGCAGCGCGTCAAGCAATGGCCGAATCTGGAGCAGCAAGGCGGGAGCGTCTAACTGCCGACGCAATACGGCAGGGAGAAGAAATCGGAAACTACAACCAGATCCTTCGCGGCAACATGGCGCTTGACAGAGCGTACTACATGAACAAGTACGGAACTCCAAGATCGCCAGGACAGATGAACGCATGGGCAGAACGGGCAGACGCTCGACAGAGAATGCTAGATCGCAAGGCCGCTTTCGAGCGAGCTAAGTATGGCAGGATCGCCCTTGACCGTTACGGAATCCTCCCGGACATGGCGACGGCAAACCTCTACGCCATGACGAACCAGCCCGTCGAAACCATGACGGCAATGGGGGCACTGAACGCAGCCGAAGCAGCTTCAGAACAGGCCAAGGCCCAGATGGAATACCAGAAGGGACTCTTTGAACAGCAGGCCAGGCAGGCCGATATGGAGTCTTTGAAGACGATCATCACCACCCCAGGTATTGATCAAGGGACACGGAGGAGAGCAGAAAAAAGGCTGTTTGAACTTTCGTCAGGATTGACGGGGCAGGGAGCTACGCAAGCTGGACCCCCAGGACAAGCAGGCCCATCGGAAGCGGTCAAGGCCCTGACTCCGATGCAAGCAGCCAACATGAATCCACAGGAACGTCAGGACGTAATCGATACTGCCAGATACGACGAAGGACTCAAGCAATACTTTCCCGACATGAAAGACCCTCAATCCATTGCCTGGACAATGGGAGAGAAACTTAGGTACGGGGTCGTTCCGCCTGAAGATGTTCTTCAGAAGCTATCCAATTACGTTTCTGCGATGGGTGCAGTGGACACGACGTTTAGGGCTGGAAGCCAGCGAAAACTTCTTACGCTTTTTGGATTGACTGGAGGCGACTGGAGGGTTTACGACGACATCATCAACGCACCTCCTGGAAAGAAGCGAGAAGCAGCAATACGAACTCTGAGAGACGTTTACGGATCTGGTTCCGTTGCATTGCTACCACAGGAAGACCAGCAAATTCTTGCGGGAATCCAGGCACCACCAGCGGCACCGCCTCAAGCGTCACCGGCAACCCCTGCGCCTGCCGCTCCACCACGGCCTGCATCGCCACAGGCACCAACGGCACCACAAGCAACCGCACCACCGGCGGCACCACAGCGACCGATGACGCCAGACGAAGACGCTGAAGCACGAATGGCCGATCAGCAGCAACAGGGCGAAGTCGATGATATTGAGCCTGGAGTTCGGACTGCACCAAAGACTCCGCTTCAGCAAGCAAGGGAAGCAACTCAAGCCAGTCTCCCGCAGCGACCGGCAGAACCACAGCGACAGCCCCAGCCAAACGTCGCAGTTCCATTTTTCGCTGGACCTTCTATGATGCCACCGCAAGGGCCTGCCCCTCCGTCAGTTGTTCAGCAAGTGCGTGAGGCTATCGGATTGTCTGGGCCTCCGGCAAATGTTCCAGTCAGAGCGCCGGACAGATATGCGACAAACTCGCCGGAGCTTTCGCCGATGAACATCACTTCTCCGCAGGTGAACGCTCCTGAAGCTGGGCTTCCTCCTGCCCCTCAGAGGACAGTATCGCCTGACTTTGGCGTTCCACCTGGGCCAGTCCGAACCGTCGGATCGGTAGCGGCACCAAGCGAAGGCGCTCCACCAAATCCCGCCATTCCCGTCGCATCTCCGCAGGCTGGTATTGCCCCCGTTCCTCAATCGGCAACCCCGCAAGCATTCGCAAATCTTTCACCAGAAAACATGCTGATGCTACAACAGGCCGTCGAACGACAGCTTGCAGCACAGCGGCAACTAGAGGCAATGAGGCTTCGGGAAATGCTGAAGTCTATGACGCCGGAGCAGGCCGCAAGGCAGATGGAATACATGCCAAGAGGCATGGCAATGCCAGGACAGGTTCCAATGGCACCAGAACAGTTCAACGCACCGATTACCCCGACTCCATCGCCGACGATGCTTCAGAATCTTCTGAGAGCAGAACAACCGTGGATCAGCACCGAGCCTATGACCAGAACGATTCCACGAGCAATGGGACGAGCATACGGAAATCTGCAACAAGGCATGAGAAGCCTGGACGAGAGAATCAACAGATTCCTTATGCCTTGATATTCCATCATCTGATGCGATCAAAACTCAACGGAGTTTCGTAAATGTCCACCGGACTCCCTATGTTTGGCAATCAGATTCGCCAGCCTCGATCGCCATTTGCACCGGCGCAACCGATTCAGTCGCCGTTCCAAATTCCCGCATTTCAGAACCCAGCACCAGGAATCCCTCGGCCACAAGAGCCTCAGCTTCCTGAGTACGAGTTCACGGAGCAGCCGAAGGAAGAACAGCAGAGCATCATCCGAAGCATCGCCGACACTGGGATCAGTGGACTCCAGAAGGGGGCCAATCTTCTCAGCACGCCGGGGGACGTAATTCGGAACCTGATTGCCGGGAAGCCTCTCGGAGAATCGTTCGCCCCGCTTCTCAGCCCAACCTCCTCAGAGAACAGAACGACAGGACGGGACATTCTCAGGCAGCAGGGACTCATTGGCGACGAAGACACATGGGGCAACTTTCTTGCGGGTGTCGCCACCGAGATCGTCACCGATCCCCTGACTCTCCTGACAGGCGGTCTATCGAAGGGCGGTCAGCTTGCGGCCAGGGCCAAGGCTCTCGATACGGCGAAGTTCGCCGCCGCGAAGAAGCTGAACAAGGAAGTCGGTCGCGTCGGGCCACGACAAGCAAGAGCGATTACCACTCTCCGGGAGTTGATTGACGAAGCACCCAAAGAGCAGGCCGATACATTGCGAGCCATGCTTTCTAGGTACTCGCAAAAGCGGCAGGAAAAGATCCTCAATCAGACGCTTGGGGGGCCGCTTGCGTTCGCACTTCCGGGAATGATGCCGATCGTTCCTGGACTCGGAAAGGCTGGAGAAGCATACACCGAGGGCGTGGACTCCCTGATGCGAGGGATTCAGTTTGGCAAGCCTCTGAAAGCTCTCGGAATCGACATCGCACCAGTCAACGATTTCCTCAATTTGTTCAGCAAGCGATCCAACGAAACTCGCTCCCCAACCGCCAGGGCCTACGCACGCCAAGCATTCGAGGACCAGCAGGCCGGTCGATACGGCGCGAAGATGGAAGCCTATGACGTTATGGACGAACTCAAGGGAACTGAGTTTGTGACAGAGGCAGGGCAGGAGAAACTTCGGGAATTGCTGACGGCAAAGACTGAGATCGGACTAACACCTCTCGACTTCCAGAATGCCGCAGCACCTCTAATGCGAGCAGGGTTTGTCAGGAATCAAGCAACTGACATCCAAAAGCTATTCACTGATCCAAAATTCCTTGCGACTCAAGACCAAGAAGTCGTAGATGCAGTGAACAATCTGATTACGAACTTCGGCGTAAATAGCCCTAGTCAAGTGAATAGGCTCCAGGGACTCATGGAACTGAAGAGTCCTCTTGAGAGACAGCCGCAAAAAATCCAGGAAGCCCTTGGCGTCCTGAAGGGGGCAGGGCAACGAATGCTCGATACTGCTCGGCACTACGGCATCCCAATGACTTACCTGAACGATATGTACGCCGACTACTTCGCTCGGCAAAAGGCCGGAGGGAAGGTCAAGGGAGCCACCCAGACGACAGCATTCGCAGCCAATGACTTTGGACAGAAGGCTCGACTTGACTTCTTCCGAGACATTCCGGGAGCAGAAAAGACACTCAACGAAGTTCTTTCGGACGAAGACATCTGGCAGCTTATCGACTCAAGTGCCGATTCGGACACGATTGCCGAAGCGCTAAGGGCAAAGTTCGGGAACATTGTCCCAGATAGATACACGACCCTTGAGGAACGAAGGCGAATCGAGGCGATCAATAAAGAGATTGACATCAAGAATGCGAAAATCTCCAAGCAGAATCAGGAGCGAGTAGCGAAAGGCCAGGAGCCAAAGCCGCTGATACCCCGCAAAACACCAAAAACGAAAGACAGATTCAAGGCTCTTGGAAAGTTCATGGAGAACCAAGCGAGCGAAGACCTTGCTAATGGGATCTTCACCAACAGTCCGTTTGCAGACTTCATCGTTCGACGATCGGTCGCGTCCGACTACGAGAAGCAACTTGAGAATGCCGTGAAACTTCTCGCAGAACCGGGGGTCATCCAGAACACATACGTTCGCGGGCAGAACCAGCCATTACTGAAGATGATTGCCAAGCTACGCCTGAAGCCAGGGCAGCTAGTGACGGATGAAGCTGGCGATCTCCTGCCGCTTGAGGACATGGATGGATTCCTTCCGAGAATCGCTGAGGAGCTTGAAAGACGAGGCATTGCACAGGCATCCGATATTGACCCAAAGGGAATGTTTGTCCGCAACGACATCGCTGAAGACATCCTGCGATTCATCAAGCCGTTTACCGCCCCAGAGTCTACGACTCGCTGGTACGAGCTATACGATTCAGCAATGAACTTTCACAAGGCAATGCTCACCGGCGTTCGTCCAGCGTTCCACGTTCGCAACCTGATGAGTGCTACACTCAAGAATGCCCTGCGAAACATGATCGACGTTCAGTCGCTCAAAGACACATGGGATCTCATGCGAGGCAAGACGGTTCGGAATGCTAGCAAGATTCCCAAGGTGCGTGAATACTGGACTGAGATGGGCAACAGCCTTGACCAGCTTGACGACCAGAAAGCGACCGAAGTTCTCGGACGAATGCTGGCGGCATCTGGCCAGGGACCAAGGCTCGGAGGCGAACTGGCCAACAAGATCGGTGCAACCGTTGACCCAGATCCGGGAAGCATTTCGGAAATACTTGGGGGCGTAACAGGCAGAGGAAACAAAGTCCTATCTTTCCGTGAGTTCGCTCGCAAAGTCGCCGGTATGTCTGACGACAGTTCATGGAAGGTGAGGGACTGGATCAATGTTGACAAGCTAGCACCGATCACTTCCGGGAAATACTTGGGAGGTGCGATCGAGGCGTTCGCTAGAACCAGCCCGATGATCTACCTGATGCGACAGGGCTACGATCCAGTTGTCGCGGCCAGGAGAGTCGCGGAGGCTCAGGTTGACTACGGTTCCAGGAACTACACGAAGCTCGAACTTCAGCGAATGACGAGGCTCTTTCCGTTCTACAAGTTCACCAGAGGGACCATTCCTGAAGAACTGCGGTATCTCGCCCAGAACCCCGGAGGGCTTGAATCTCAACTCATTCGGCAGTCTGGGAGAACTTCCGAGAACGATGAACTGACGCCCGATTACGTCGCCGAATCGGTGAGTATCCCAACGACCGGGACGCCACTGGATTACGGCAAGCCAGCGGGAACAGACAGGTACGTCACTGGGTTTGGGTTTGCGTTTGAAGATCCCTTCGCGTTCCTCAGCGGCGGCGGTCGCGGTGCGATCGGAGAGACTATCAGCCGAATGAACCCGCTTGTGAAGGGTGCAATCGAGTGGGGGTCGGGAGAGTCGTTCTTCCAGAGGACGCCTACCGGGGGCCGGGAGCTTGCAGACCAAGACCCAAACATCGGGCGACTGATGGCCAACCTGACAGGACTGGAAAAGCCAGTGCGATTCGCCTACCAAGAACCGATCGAGTTCCTTGCGGCAAACAGCCCTATCAGCCCATTCCTAACGATTGCACGCCAACTGACCGATACCAGAAAGAACAGCCTTGCCAAAGCAGCAAACCTCCTGACGGGTATCAAAGTCACCGACGTAAGCCCAGCCGTCAAGGATCAACTGCTACGAGGATTCGTCGAACAGCAGATGGTCAAGAGAGGGGCCAAGCAGTTCCTTCGGACGTACTATCCAAAGGAAGAACTGGCGACACTTTCACCTGACGAACAGATGGAAATATTGCAACTTCAGAGCATTGCGAATATGCTTGCCGAGGAAACAAAGAAGCGCAAGGCGCTCAAGGAACAGGAAAAGCAACGTGCCAACCTGATGAAGTCTCAATCTATGGAGTGACGAAATGTCGGACTCGAACAACGAAGAACTGATGGGATCGAAGACACTGGAGCGACGGCAGAGGATGTTTGGCAATAGGCCAATGCTGCGGCACTTCATTCGCGGCCAAATCCGAAACAACCCCAAGCTGACGCCAGAGCAGAAGAATCAGCTACAGCAGGCCCTTCGGGATGGCGATGTCATTGATTCTGCCCTCCTAGAAATTGCCGCAAGGCCCCAGGCCCCGGCAGACGGAATCAGGTTTCTCGATTGGCTGCTTGACAACGCCGACGAGATTATCGCTATCATCATCAAGATCATCTCTCTCCTGTAAGGATTCACGAAACTACGATGAACGCCATCGCCCTTTTGACTACTGCGGTTTTCGCGATCGTCTTTCAAGACCCTGCCCAACTTTCTATCGTGGCTAGGCCGACGAAGGTGGTTGAGATCAAGTCAGAGTCTCAGCCTGAGATTTACGGGAAGACCGTCGTGGCCGAAGGGCTTACGGGTGCATCAGTTGTGTCGGCGGCGAAAGTCGTCGTCGAACACAACATGAAGTTCGTGGACGTTACAGCGAGAAAGTCGATCCAAGAGTCCGGGACTCTTGACCAAATCTCTCTGGCCCCTGGCGTGGTGGTTTACATTCTCACCGGAACCCCAGGGGATTACTTGATTGAGGCGGTCGCGTTTGACCCAGAACTGGGGATCAAGCGGCAGCAGATCGTCGTAAAGATCGAGGGCACTCAGCCCGTTCCGCCCGGACCTGGACCGGGGCCTGGACCAGAGCCGACGCCCGACCCAGCGCCCAACGTGCTGAACGACTACAACGTCGGCTTGGTCGCTTTTCAAAACGCTCCCAAAGACCCCGCTTTGGCCTTGAAGATTGCCGGATTCTACAAGGATGGTGCCGACAGGCTTTTCGGCCAGAGCGGGATTTCTGATATTCAGACGGTTATTCGTGACATCGACCGAAAGTTCCAGGACAAGCAATGCACTGACCAAGAATCGTGCAGGCAATGGAATATCTGGAAGAACGAAGTCACCAAGGCTCTTGCTCTTGAGCAGCAAAGGCGGAAGTTCTTTACGCGAGACAACTGGTTCTTCGCACTCAACGAGATTGCATCGGCACTGGAGCAAGTCAAATGACGCTGGAACGAGGAACACTCGGATACGCCTGGGAGTTTGAACGCAAGGCCATGCTCGACAATCGGGGGGAGGAACCCCTGGAGCTTATGGCAAAGTTCAAGGATGTGCTTCCTAAGTTGGCAATCGACTCCGATCCGACTGGCGTGTACGACGTTCGCGACCAAGGAAGGCAAGGCTCCTGCCAGGGTCAAGCTCTTGCAGGGATCTTCGGCGCCTGCTTCTGGCTGCACACTGGACGCAAGATCAAGTTCAGTGCGGCGGCAGGGTACTACCTGTCGCAGAAGCGAGACGGGATCGTTGGGGACCGAGGCTCCACCCTGAGCGGGGGCCAATGGGTTGCTACTCAGCATGGGATGTGCATCGAGGACGATTGGCCGTACCCGCAACAGTACAACAACCGGGAGCCTCAGAACGCCAACTACGCATACAAGCTGGCCGTCACGAAGCCGTTTTCCAGAACCCAGGATTTGCTAGCCTGGATCGACCTGGGCTTGCCGGTTCAGATCGGGGTCATGTGGGGAGACTCATGTGATCGGGAAATCGTCAATAACTGGCAACCAGCAGGCGGTGGTCACTCGACGTTCTTCTGGTTCCGAAGCAAGAGCGGCAACGTCAGGAACATCAATTCCTGGGGCAAGCGATGGAACGGCGATGGCGTCCACGAATGGACCGAGGCGTCGATCGATCGAGCCATCAAACACCGATACTCGACCTTCATCGGGTATGGTCCCGCCGAAATGATTCACCCAACTCCCGAACCAATCTGAGGACAGCATGAGCAAGACGCTTGACGCCAAGAAGAAAATGCGGTGCGGTGAAGTCAGGAAGTCCACGCGCCCAGGCAAGAAGGTGATGAAGAAGGTTTGTCAGGGCGGTGCCGAGCGATTGATTCACGCAGGCGATACGCAGTACGGTCACAACATCAGCCCCGGTGCCAGGAAGAATTTTCGAGCCAGACACAACTGCGCAACAGCTAGCTCCAATACGCCAAGAGGACTGGCCTGCGAAGCACTCTGGACGGCTGGAGGCTCCAAGAAAACCACTGCCGCCAAGGGGCGAGCGGCAAAATAATCCGCCTGACCATTGACACAAGAACGCCCTCCGTGTAATCTATTGTCATTCGCTGGCAATTCATCACGGAGAAGGGCAATGTTCAAGAAGCAAGAGACGAATCAGGCGTATCTCAAGGCAGGGATTCTCGGACTCCAGGGTTCCGGGAAGACGTTCACGGCAAAGGAACTCGCGATTGGGTTCCATGATCTTCTGCTGAAAAAGCAACTCCCAGGCGGTATCGGGACCGTGTTCATGGTCGATACGGAGACTGGATCTGGGTGGCTTGTCGAATCTTTCAGAAAGGCCGGAATCGCTCTCGAAGTCGATCACACTCGGTCGTTCGCTACCCTCTTGGATGATATGGACCACGTTGCAAGGGTCAACGGAATCCTGATTATCGACTCGATCACGCACTTCTGGCAGGACTTGGTTTTGTCGTACAAGTCGAAGCAGCCAGAGTTTAAGCAGAAGCGGGTTACGTTCGAGGACTGGGGTGCGATTAAGAATCTCTGGAAGCCGTTCACTGACCGCTATCTGACCCAGCCGAACCATGTCATTATGCTTGGCCGCCAGGGATATGAGTACGCCCATATCGAGGATGAGGACGGCAAGAAGCAGATCAGCAAGGTCGGCGTCAAGATGAAGGGCGAGACTGAAACCGGCTACGAACCTAGCCTCTTGGTGCTGATGCAGCGAGAGCAGGCGATGGACGATAACGGGAAACTGGCAAAGACGATCAGGACTGCGACGATCCTCAAGGATCGGTCAAATACGATGGACGGGATCGTCATCGAGAATCCCACGTTCGCCGACTTCATGCCGCATATCGCCAGCCTGAACCTTGGAGGCGAGGTGATGGCGTTCGATCCAAAGGCCGACAGTGCCCACCTGTTTGTCTCTGAGTCTGAGAGAAATCAGCTTTACAACCAACGGAAGATCGTCCTTGAAGAAGTCAAGCAGGCGATTCAAAAGCGGTATCCTAGCCAGTCCGCCGAAGACAAGCAGGGTCGATTCAATTTGATGGAGGAGATTTTCAAAACCAGGGCATGGACCCTGATTGAGAAACTTCACGTTGATGAACTGAAGACCGGATACGAAAGCATCTGTGCTAAGTTTGGATGGGAGCCTCTGCCTACTGTGGCGGCGAATAAGCGAATGGACTCCCATGCCAGCCAAACTATCTCGGCTGAAGAAACACCGTTCTGACCAAACTCTGGTCGCTTCTACCCTTTTTCTGGAGTGAGTTATGAAAGTGCTGGAACTCGTTGCGCACAACGTCATGGGTGTTAAGGACGTTCGATTCGATCTTGAGGGACACAACCTGTTTCTCATCGGAGGAAAGAACGGGCAGGGAAAGACCTCTGCAATCAAGGCCCTGTTGATGGCCCTGTGCGGTCGATCGGGAATGAGCGACTATCCCGAAGTCGCATTACGCGAAGGCGAAGACTCTGGTTTTGTTACTGTCAAGTTGTCAGGAAGCCAGGAACTCCACGACGACAAGGGGTTCACCGTAAGGCTTCACATGAAACGGAAGGTCGGTGGCGGCGTGTCCGAGGAGTTTGAAGTCCTCGATTCGACCGGCGACCCAGCAGCCAGCCCAAGGGATCTTCTCAAGAGCCTCTACAGCCTCAAGGCATTCGACCCGATGGCGTTCGAGAGAATGTCACCCAAGGAGCAACTGGCCTTGGTGGTCAAGCTGGTTGGCCTGGACCTGTCTGAACTCGATTCGGAATACAAGGAGAAGTATGCCGAGCGAACCCAAGTGAACAACGCAGGCAAGAAGCTGAAGGCAGTCGTTGACGCCATGAAGTCTCACGACGACGCGCCGAAAGCAATGGTCAGCATGGGCGATCTGGCCGACAAGATGAATGCGGCTGTCCAGCACAATAGCACGCTTGAGAAGATGCGAAGAAACATCGAATCTGGCATGAAGAACCTACGGTCCACCGAAGAGCAGATCGAAGAGATCAATCAGAAGATCGAGCAGCTTGCAAAGAAAGCGGCTGACCTTGCTGCTCTATCGGCTTCGATGGAAGCCAGAATCAAGGCAGAGGAAGAAGAACTCTCCAACATGCCCCCGGAAATCGACGTTACCGAAATCAAGTCGCAGATGTCGGTACTCGAATCCCAGAACCAGAAGTTTCTGGAGAACAAGAATCGATCGGAAAAGCTCGCCGAACTGGAAGACATGCGAAGCCAGTCGGAGGCTCTGACCAATCGCCTCAAGCAGATCCTTGAGGAGAAGGCCAGCAAGATCAAGAATGCAAACTGGCCGGTTCCGGGGCTGTCTCTCACCGACGATTGCGTTCTCTACGAAGAACTTCCATTCCAGCAGGCCAACAAAGCGAAGCGAGTGGAGATCTCTACCAAGATCGGGATGGCCCTCAATCCATCCCTTCGCCTCCTGGTGTGCGAGGACGGCTCAAGCCTGGACACTGACACTTTGTCAGTGCTGGACGAAATGCTGAAAGAAGGTGACTTCCAGATGATTATGGAAGTCGTTACCCGAACTCAGCAGGACAACGATCTATGCTCTGTTGTGATAAGGAACGGCCATGTCGATGCTGCTGCAAGTTGACCCCGAGTTTGAGTCATTCCTGGTCGATTGCCACGAAGAGGACGATGCTGCCCTAGAGGCAAGTCTTGTCGAATGTGGAGGGGCAAGAGATCCGATTGTGGTGTGGAAGGGCCACGGCGTTATTGTCGATGGCCACCGCCGATACAAAATCTGCCAGAGACTAGGATTCCCGTATCGCGTCGAGGAGATACACTTCGACGATCGAACGGCAATCCTGAAGTGGATGGCGAATTGGCAGTTCATGCGGCGGAACATGACTCCCGCACAACGGGCAGTCCTGGTCCACCGAATCGTCAATCAGCGAACGATCGAGTCGCCGTCGGCCCCGGTGACGGCAGTGGTTCGAGAAGTCGCCGAGCAGACACAGCGAAGCGAACGACAGGTGTATCGCGATGCTGCGGCTGGAAGGGTGCTGGATACGGCCCCGGAGGAGATTCGTGAAGTTGCACTAGAAATGCCGCTCTCCGAAGTCTCTCAGATTGGGGCGATTCCAGAATCCGCCAAGGACGAGATTGTGTCGATCCACGACAAGGGCGAGCGGAAGAAGCGAATCAAGTCGGAGATCGCCAAGACGAAATCCAAGGGCAAGCCCACCGGCCCATGCTCTCGGACATTGCAGGATGCGACAGAACTTCTTGCGCTACTGCAAAAGAAGTGCAGCGATATTTCGCGGCAAGTGGATGACGCTCATGGATTCAAGACTCTTCGATTCCACTTCAAGGGAATCGACGACATGCTTGACACATGGAGGAGGAAGTAGAATGTTTCAGCTTGGCCCCGATCTGTGGACGCCTCAAGCGGACGGTATCAGCAGGGCGATTCCTCTCTTGGAGGAGAAGAGAGTAGTTATCCTGCAAGGTCCAACCGGCTGCGGAAAGACAAGGATGTCGATCGAACTATTTCGATGGGCAATGCACAAGCAGATCGGGGCCAACTTTTATGTCAATCGAAAACTTCTGATTGGTCAGACTGCGGCTAGGTTCGACTCCCTCGGATTGAAGTACGGCATTCGAGCAGCAGACTACCCCGATTACTTTGACGGGTTTGCACCAATTCAGATTACGTCTGCCGACACTGAGGCATCCAGGGTTTTTGATAAGAAGATATGGGACTTGGCAGATGCAGGACTCATAGTCGTTGACGAAGCCCACCTTCAAAAAACTCAGGTGATGCGGAAGATCCTCGACGAGTACAAGCGAAGAGGGGCAATGATCTGCCTGCTATCGGCAACTCCAGTTGACATGAAAGACTGGGCCGACGAGTTGGTAATCTCCGGGACAATGAAGCAGTATCGAGACTGCGGCGCACTGGTCCCGGCGCTAGTCAAGACGATCAGCGTTCCCGACTTGTCGAAGATCAAACGCAACGCGACTGGCGAGTACATGATGGACGGCAAGGTCCGAAAGCAGTACACCCAGCATATCGTCGGCGATGTCGTCGATATGTGGAAGAAGTTCAACCCGGACGCTAGGCCGACAATGATGTATGCTCCAGGTAAGCCAGAAAGCATTTGGCTCACCCAGCAATTCGAGAAGATCGGCGTTCGGTGGTGCCATATCGACGCAACAGATGCGTACCTTGACGGAGTTTCGTACAAGCTCACGAGAAAAGCATGGGAGGAGATCAGCGAGCAGTACGTCAAAGGAGAAATCAAAGGGCTTTCCTGTAGGTTCAAACTCAGGGAGGGGATCGATTTTCCATGCACCTACCACCTAATCCTCGCTACCCCGATCGGCTCTCTCGCCTCGGCCATCCAAACGGTCGGAAGAGGGATGCGAGCAGATCCAAAAAACCCAGCAAAGGACCATTGCCTAATAACCGACCACGGCGGATACCGCCACAATCACGGAAGCCCGAACCACGACCAACCCTGGGAACAACTGTGGAAGATGAATGAGAGGGCAGCGGCCAATCTCCACAAGGACCGCCGAAAGGAAGGAGAAGAGAAGGAGGGCATCGTCTGCCCCAACTGCTTCACCGAGCGGAACAAGGGACCAAAGTGCCCGTCTTGCGGGTTCGAGCATCCAAAGAGCGTTCGCAGGGTGATGATGGAGGACGGGAAATTCATCACGAAGGAAGGTGATTTGGTTCGACCAACACCGAGAATCAAGAGGCATGACACGGAAAAGGTCTGGAGGAAGATGTTCTTCTCATGGAAGAAATACCATCCAGACAAGTCTTTCCTACAGCTTGAGGGGTGGTTCTATCGGAAGCATGGCTACAAGCCACCTCGGAACCTACCTCTCATGCCAATCAGAAACATCGACTGGCGGCTCAAGATCAGTGACTTGAAGATGGAGGAATTACATGGCTGGAAGCAAGGAGCCAATGGCTAGCCACATGGAGAGAGACTTGAACGTCTTTCTTCTCGGCGTGCTTTGTGCAAATTCAGAACGATCCAAGACGGTGCTGAACACCATGCCCGAAGGATCGTTTACCGGAGAGATCGAGGAGATCGTTCGGGGGTTTCGGATAGGCAACTACTCGAAGCTCCACGCATGGCTGTGCGAGCGGCGAGCGATTGTCGAGAAGGGTACTGACAGCGTGTCAGTAGCTTGCCAAGCACTGCTGGCAAACAACCGAATCCTGAAGGTCAGGCAGATTTGCCAAGAACTCAACTATGCGAGCAGCGTAGAAAACGCTACCCTGTTGATCGAACGACTTGAAAAAGCATTGACGGAACTAAAGAGCATCAAATGACAACCAAGCCGATCCAGATTCGACTTACTCTTTCGTTCCCAGATCCGTATCTGTTTCCAAACAAAACGGCACACTGGGCAAAGAAAGCAAGGCTGGCGGCGAGGCAGAAAGACGAGGCGGCTCTGGTAGCTCTGAATTTCTTCAACAGGAGCGGTCTGGAGCCTCCAAGGTGGAAAGAGGCGACTATCGACATACGAGCGTTCAAACGAAGCGGGAGGGCCATAGATCGTGACAATTTCCTGAATGCGATGAAGAGGGCTTGGGACGGACTGGAAAAGGCTGGTGTCGTTGAGAATGATTCTGGATTCTGGCACATGCCGCCCATATTCGAGGTGGACGCAAAGAATCCAAGAGTTGAGTTAATCATCACGGAAAGGACTGAGAAATGAGCGGCTGGGACAATACGAATCGTGGGTCACTTTTTTCTAATGATCGGAAGGAAAAGGACTCGCACCCGGACTACAAGGGTTCAATCAACATCGATGGCGTCGAATACTGGATCAGCGGGTGGAAGAAGAAGATCCAGAGAGGCGACAAGGCAGGCCAAGTGTTCGTGTCCCTCAGCGTGCAGGAGAAGGATGGATCGGCGTCGAAGCCACCTTCCAGCAATTCGTTTGGCAGCGGGGACTCGACCAACGGCAATCCTTCGATGGTAGGAGGAGAAGACGACCTCCCTTTCTGAGTACGAAGCAGCAGGATGGCAACTGTTGCTTCCATCGGGAAAACTGGATCGATACTCCCAGTGGCGAAGGGACGGCTAAGACGCACTGTAAAAAATGCGGCAAGTTCATTGGCTACAAGAGGACCGATACAAGGCCACCAGGACATGAGAAAAATCAGCATCAAACGCAAGGAGATCGTTCGTCAGGCGGCGGCGTTTCGCAAGACTTTGACGAAGACGGTGGGGAAATGCGAGATTTGTTCGGCGAGTCCTGAGAAACCTCACCGGAACTTACATCCCGCGATGAGCGCTCTATGCGTGCATGAGATTGCAAACGGCCCCGATCGAATGAAAGCACTCGACAAGCCGTTCGCAGTTCTATGCCTGTGCTGGAAGTGCAACTCGATGTCCGTAATGAACAAGAAGGATTGGCCGCAGTCTCGACAACTTGCCGTCCTTCTAAAGAGCAGGCCGAACGACTTCGACCTGACTGCTTTCAACAGTTTGGTGAACCCTAACGCACCAAACAGAATTACCATTGACGAAGTGAAGGAATATCTGGAGGATTGAAATGACCGAATCAACGAACACCGAAGAACGAAAGGTCGCATTGGGAAACGTGATGACCATTCAAGCCGTTGCCAAGTATCTCAGCGTCCACGACAACACAGTCCGAAACTGGATACGGTCTGGATCTCTGAAGTGCATCCGGCTTCCAGGAGGAGGTGTGTCCCGATGCACGATCAGGATTCCAGAAGAGAACCTGAAAGAGTTTCTGAGCAGCCGCACTAAGTAAAAGAAAAGCCCCCCTCGGTCTGGCGGAACCAAGGGGGGCCGTCGCTGGTGACGCGAGAGAAAGGATTCGCGTCACCAGTAATAGTAGTCCGCCGAACCATCTTGTCAATACGTTCGGCGTCCGGCCAAGCCAAGCATCCAAGGCGAAAGCACAGATCGATTGGCCGGGAAACTATTTCCGAAAGGACACCGTAGCGTCCGGTGCAAACGACGCTCCTGCGTTCCCGTTGTCATGCTGACGACTCCAGGCAACGGTAAAGAGCAGGCGCGAGAGAGTGAGGATTTTCCTGGGCTATCGCGTTACCAATCGCCCCAAAGCTGACGACGGGCCGGGACGGAACCGAAGGCAGCGACTACCCATGCAGGGAGTCGCTGTCTCTCAACCGAACAAAACCGAAGGCATGTCTTGACTCGTGTTTACCTGATGATAAACTTGTCTACGTTGTAAATGTTTTCTCAAGCAAAGGACGGACATGAACGACATAATCAACCTGATTGCACTGATGAACAAGGCGTTCAAGCAGCCAGTCGCTACCGATCTACAGAACCTTGGGCCAGAGCGAATCGCCAAGTTCGAGGCCGCTCTTGCCGAAGAAGTCAAAGAGCTTTCTCTTTGCCTCAAGGTCGAGGACGGAGAGGCCGTCGCCATCGACTTCGTTCAGTTTGCCGACACACTTTCCGACATCCTGGTCTATGTCCTGAGTGAATCGGTCAAGTGGGGAATACCTATCCTGTCCGTGACGAGGGCCGTCATTGCCAGCCAGGAAACGAAACTGGTTGACGGCGAACCTGTCATGTCTCCATGCGGAAACAAGTGGGGAAAGGGACCGAAATTTACGCCTCCCGACGACGACATCGAGACGCTGCTTGTAGCCAGCCTGTCCGATCAAGACATCGACCTGTATCGGAGGATCGGCAACTTCGTTCGCAACTATCCTGTCGATAGGAATCTAGTTATTCCAGAAGCAGAGAGTTTGATTTCCAATAAGAATGAAGTAGTAGAATGAGTTCATCTATTCCCGCACGTTCGAGACATGGCGTGTCGGGTAGGACTCCGGGACGATCGTGCCAGCCGGACAATAAATATGGGACGATTTCGGGATTCTCCTTTTGGTTGCCCGTCGTCTAGCGAGGATACTGAAGCGATTCAGAGACGCAGGAATCGACGCCTGCCGGGTGCTTGGTGTTGGTAACGTGGTTTTACTTTGGAGATTGAAACATGAGCGGCGTCGAGGCATGGCTGATTTTCTGGATGATCTTCGGCATCGAGGGCGCATTCCGTCCTGTCGAAAGGGTTGGTGAGTGGGTGACTGGCCAGGATCTTTTGGTTCCTGGAATCGCGGCGATTGACGATCCGCTTTGGGGTCGCAATGGCGATGTCAAGCCGCCGACGGTGGAGTAGGTGTGGCGGGTCGGTGGAGTAGACGAGCGGCATTGCCGGAAGCGGGAGTTGGTACCTGCGGCTGCGTCGGCCCTCTTCGCGGGTTCGAATCCCGCCCGACCTGATGAGAAGTGTATAACGTCAGCAATCAGCGGGCCGCAACAATTTCAGTTTGAATAAGGATAGTTTCATGGAATCAGAGAATCAGGTTGATGCGGCTCCGTCTGCATTGCGTTGTTCTACTACCAAGCTATGCGATTTTGTGCATGAGCTTGAATCCGCGTTGAGCTTCGTTACAGATGAATGTCGCCTCACAAGTCAAGTCGAAGTTTTCTACGAGATGCGAGATGGTGAAGGGTTCATGCGAGTTACGTGCAAGGAAGATCGTGAAGACGCAGAAGCATATCGACGGTTGAAGCGAGGTTTAGCCGAATCGCACAAAGCCAGCCTTGGCAAGGATTGTGGAGTTTGGGATTCGCGGAATGTAGGTCAGTAGAACAAGCTTTATACAGTTCCCGCCCGACCTGATTTGGATTGCGTGAACTGATCGAATTTTTCGAAGCGTTGAAAGGAGATTGCGATGAGCGAACCAAACGACGTTATCGGCAACGCCGATTCATCACATTGTTCTGCGGTCTTGAACTATGGAGGCGGCAGACAGACAGCAGCAATTATCGTGTTGATTTTGCGTGGTGTAATTGAGCGTCCAGGCAAGATCATCATGGCAAACACAGGGCGAGAGAATCAGTCGACATGGGATTATCTGGCGAAGCATGTTCAACCGGCCTTGGACGGCATTGGAATGCAGGTCGAAGTAATCGACCCACCAAAGATTCCGTTGCTGACATACGGCGCAGACGATAAGCCAATCATTCCGGTTTACACGGCAGATGGAAAGATGAGCCCGTTTTGCAGTGGTAACTGGAAGCGGGACCGAATGAACAGTTACCTAGCGTCGATAAAATGGCCAGGGCGTGAGCGATGGATAGGATTTTCCGCAAACGAAAAAAAGCGAATTAATCGAATGGTTTCATCCGAGAGACCAGACAAATACACGTTTCGTTTTCCGTTGGCGGAAATGTTCATCACTACTGACGACTGCTTAGCAATCGTCGAAAAATGGGGCTGGCCACAGCCGAGCGTCAGCTCGTGCTGGATGTGCCCGCACAAGAAAAACGAAGAATGGGCAAGGGTTCGCGACAGCGAGCCCGAACACTGGGAAGAGGCTTGCCGCATAGATGAGGAATTGCGGGAGGAAGATTTGGAGCGCGGCGGAACAGGCGTGTGGCTGCACCATTCGCGGGTTCCGTTGCGTCAAGCAGATTTGAGCGTTGCCGAGCCGTTGCGGGTGGAGCGTCAATGCAGCCTCGGCATGTGTTTTGTTTAGATCCGCATAACAATCGTTAGACTGAAACGCGGGTTCGAATCCCGCCCGACCTGATGTGAATTGCATAACGCTCGGATTCACCGAGCCGAAAGGAAACAGGTAACAAGAATGAGCAAGTTCAGACGGATTTCAGAGTTAGAAGCAGCGGAGATTGCGAACGACAGCGAGCAAGGTCGGATGCTGGTGATGGAGCGTGATTTCCTCCGTGATCTTGTCGCGGCAAAGGACGAATACATTGCGTGCTACAAGACAGGCAAGCGACCAAGCGAGAAGTTGTTTGCAAAGTTGGAGCGCCTCACTGCGTTGGTGATTGCGGACTAGGTAAGACGAACGCTGGCAATCACGGGGCCGCGACCGTGACAGCCAGCCATGAGAAAAGACGTTGTCGCGGCTCCCGTGCATTGCTTTGTTCATCGTTCTTTGGAGATTTGATTGATTATGACGAGTCGAAGAGTTGGTGAGTTGGTCGAAACCATCAATGCGGCTTTGTTTGAGTTGCGAGAAATCAAGAAGCGAAAGCCGCAATTTCGCGTTGAAGTTCGAGACGAACCCGGCAGCATTTTGAATGGATACAGAGAGGGCGACATCACTTTTGATGAAGCAAAGGAACGGCTGGAACGTGTGTTTCTCAGTCAGTATGGAAGCAACGCCTAGATTCGATGAACAATCGTTATGCAGATCCCGCCCGACCTGATTTTGATTGCGGGAACGGTTCGAATTTTTAGAAGGGTTGAAAGGAGGTAGCGATGGCTGACGGATTTCGAGGCATCCCCGGCGTGCCGGAGGGGTGGGAGTTGGTGGAGTTCCGCACTGTGCGCAAGGGTGACTGGATCTTGTCTGACCAAGGCTGGCCGACGCTATGGCAAAGCGATGGAACTGGCGATCGTGGTGGAATATTTGCGATCATCCGCGAGACCGAAAATCGTGAGGGCGTTGAGGTGACAGATGGCGAGTGACGTTGACGCTCTGGTGGCGACGCTTGATGAGCGGTACGGAGCCTACGGCTGGAGCATGTGGCGTGCTGCGATCGGTGGCTGGGTGGTCAAGATCGAGAGCGACAAGAGCACGCACAGCAAGCCAACCATCGGCCAAGCGTTGCAAGCAGCAATTGACCACAAGCCTCTGCCGGTGGTGCCGAGGAGGCCGAGCATTTTTTCGGCTAGCGGTGCAATTGTCTACAAGGTCAGGGGAGGCGGCTGGGGCGTGGAGTATAAGGGGCGAGATTGTTACGTCTGGTTGCCAACAAAGAAGATGGCCGAGCAGTGGGCTAAGCAGAACGAAGAGCGGGTTGATAAAGCCTATGACGCCTGGATGACCAATCACGGCTGGACTATCAAAAAGAAGGAAGGAGTGGATTTTAGGTATGAGTAGTACAACAGAGACACTTGCAAAGGCGGCAAGAAAACTTGCCGAGCAGTGCGACGGACTCACAGGCGATGGCGTTGTTGGTGCGGCGCTGCATGAGATTGCAGAGCGATTGCTGGCGCAACATCGCCTGCTGGAACGCATCGCAACGACTGCATCGCATTTGACTCACGACCGCCACTATTGCATGAGGATTGACGCTGAAGTTATCGATGAGATAAGGAGGCGTGTAAATGGCTGACAATAAGCGAACCGATGCGGAGTTGATGGCGGCAGCGAGGCACATCACCAAAATCGAAGAAGTGACCCTTCTTTGCGAGCGTCTGGAGGAGTATCGCAACGAGGTTATGAGAGTGCTGTCCATGCTTTCTGTATTATCTAGCCAGTTGAGAGATCAATACTCCGTGGATTCCAGCAATTGCATCGATATATGCCGGAATCGTCTTGGTGATCTATTGAACGGAAATCCAATCGTTTGCTGTTCTTGCGGATGCAAGGATGGGCTGGAGTATGGGCCAGATCCATTTTCATCAGAGATTGGTGGTGATTATACTCCAGTCTGGGAGTGCGGACCATGCCGACTTGAAAGCGTGAGAGAGATATAAATGATTGTCGAAGGTTTTCAAATCTCAACGGAGGATGGTGGTATGCCACTGAAAAAAGGTTCGAGTAACAAGGTAATCCAGGCCAACATCAAGAAGGAGATCGCCGCAGGCAAGCCGCAGAAGCAAGCCGTCGCGATTGCCCTGAATGCTGCTGGCAAGTCCAAGCCAAAGAAAGGCAAGTGAGACGGTGAGTCTTAAAACGTACAAGTCGAGCGCTCGGAAGTACCGAAGCACCAAGAAACTGCTTGGTGAGTATCAGCGACAAATCAACTCTGACTTCGTTAGGCTTCTTGAAAGTCTGCTGGAGAGTCATTCCCTGAGCGATGTTGCAAAGAGGACTGGATACGGAGTCACCTACTTGTGTCTGTTGCGTTACGGCAAGAGGATGGCGACAATCGATGTTTTCGAGTCGCTTATCGCTCTAGCCGAGGGACGCAAGAATGAACGCAAGAGGAAGATTCCTTCCAAGCCGTAGTGCTTCAATGGTTTTGACGATCGCTTTCCTGGCGGCAGTTGCGGCCCCGGCTTCAACTGCCGTTTCTTATTTGGCCGATCGAGTAGAACCGTCGTTCGTCTACGCTGCAAAGGTGGTCGATGTCGTTGATGGAGACACGATCGATGTCCTCATTGACCTTGGGTTCAAGACTTTCTCCGAGCAGCGAATCAGGGTTCTCGGAATCGACTGCCCGGAGGTGAAGGGCAAGACAAAGAAGGCCGGTGACGCTGCGACTGAGGCTACTCGAATCTGGGTGAAGTCTCACGGAAGTATCGTCGTCCGAACTGTGAAGGCCAAGAAAGGCCAGATCGATTCGTTCGGTCGGTATCTCGCAGAAGTCCTTGGGGACGATCAGGCAGGAACCCAATCGTCCCTCGGAGAGTTTCTTCTGTCAGAGGGGCACGCTAAGGCGTATCGGGAGTGATCTTGATGCGTGCGTACTTCCACGTCAGCGCATGCCTTCCGTTGCAGCGGTCGCGACAAACAAATCTTTGATACAAGTTTTGGTCGCTGATTACTGCAAGAAGCTCTCTGGTTTCAAAACCCATTTCCTGGCAGTCGCTCACCTCAACCATCTCCCCAACGTCTGCCTGCGTCGGATCTCGGTACTGCTCAGAGGGTGGGGTGGTGGGGACAATGACGGGGCAAGCGTGACCGCACCAATTTACATCAGCCACCCTCGATTCGTTCAATAGGCAAAAATACCTTTGACCAATTCTGGGCCTCTCGTACACCAACGCATTGCCCTCGCCAATCTCAGACGCCATCGCATCCGGCACCGCGATATCGACAACGCTGTAGCCTTCCGGAACCCAAGATTGCATCGGCTCAACCGGATCGCCAACATTCAGCGTCTTTGGCTCAACCGGCTCAAGCCAGTCCGGATGGAAATGGTAATCTCCAGCGCCCACCAGCTTAAAGTAGCCACTATACGCAACCAACTCCCTAATTCGATGCAACGATCCATCAAAAAGATCCATTTCCGGGGACCACGCTGGGCCGTGCATCACATTCGCAGGCTTCCGCACTCGCACCCGATCTCCAACCTGAAACTTACTCACGATCTACCTTCCTCTCTCTTCCAGCAACAAAATCACACAAGCAGCAACGCCGCTGCATACACAACAGTCACAGTCAAGATGAACGCACCCACAACCAAAGCCAACTCAAACAGCCAGCCAGTAGGCTCCCAGTCTCCGTCGTCCTTGGAATCTGCGTCAGGGTCCACGGAATTGCCCTGCCTACGCCACGCCAGAGCTTCGGGCGACTGACCATAGGCAAACGGATCGGATGCGTCATACTGGCCAGAAACGGGCTTTCTCCAGCCCTCTTCCGGGAGGTACAGGTACTCGACATCCTTCGCCTTCCAAGGATACCCACTAGAAATGTCGATCGTAGCCGTCTGCGCCCAGACACCCCTGGGAAGCGGATCGCTTTCAACCCACAGGTTTCGCTCAGAGACAAGCATTTTCGCGTAGTCGGCTGACTCCTCAGAAGAGCAGACCTGATGTTTGTCGATCTCCCCCGGTATCCGGCCACTGGAATTCTTACTGGGATTCTCAGACCAAATCTCGAAAACCCACCAGTCACCCAGCTTGCGAAGTTTCCCGATACGCAATGAATCTTTTCCGCCAGTCATCACTCGCTCTCCTCTCCAGGTACAAATTCACCGTGACTCCAACTCACAACCTCGCTCTGGATAGCTTTCAAGCTACCCTCGTCGCACTTGTGTAAATGATCGCGCAAGTCACCATACGTCTTGCGGAATAGAATCTGCCAAGCCAGCATCCGTCTCGTCCGGTCGTCCAGGATCACCCCAAGCTCTCTCTGAACACCGTCGTCCCGGACACGCACGTTCGCCCCGTTACTCAGAATCAGGACGCCATTGTGGACGTTCATCACCTTGGCAAGTTGCAACCTGGGAAGCTCTCCGTAGTCGGCGCCGTACTTCCTCCAGACATGAAGAACCTCGTCACCAGGACGAAGCTCCGATAGGTCGCCGTCAAACGTCACTCGCCCAATGTCAACTCGCTGCATGGCTAATCCCTCCCTTTGGACTTGCGGCCCATCTCCCGCTGATGGACTTGCATCACTACAGCATACACCTGCTCAAGCTCCTCGTTCGTGAAATCAAGCCAGTCCGAGAAGTAGGCAAGCCGATGAATCATCTCCTGCCTCCTCGCCTTCTCCAGCAACTCAGGCGTAGGAATCATGGCTTTGTCCGCTGAAGTGGAGTACGGCTGACGGCCACGAACCGTCAGGTCCGGGTTCAGCGTCCTGCCCCCCTTCATCACAATCCTGCCGCTAGGAGTCACCTTCTCCACCGTGTCAGTCACATACCGACTGTGATCCTTGAAAACCAGCTTGTCCCCAGGCTTCACAACAGGATTCTCTTTTGATCCAGGCATAACCTCACCCACCTAAAGCCTCTCGGATACCAGTGTACGTCACTTCATAGACTCCAGGATGAATGCTAGCTCGCGGCACTGCCTAATGTGTTCTTTGTGCTTCGCAAGCTCATCGGCCTTCCTCTGTATCATTAGGTCGCTAGCAAAAAACCCCGGATCTTTGCGCTTCAGTGCAAGTATGCCGTGCAAGCTGACCAGAGCCGATATTCTGCTGTCTGCCGGAACAACATACAGTTCTTCTCGATAGACCACTGCAACCTCGTCACGCGCACCATCAGGACACTTGTCCCACACGGTTATCATAATATCCGGCGTGTCATTGCCTCGTAGATATTGCCTTGCGTCGGAAATCGCGTCCCTCGCCGTCTTCGAGAAAAAGCAGTCGATTCTCTGGTTGTCGTCCTCGACATAGCACCTAAACCTCCATTCATCCATCCAGTCTCGATCTGACATAACCTCACCCCCCTAAAGCCTCTCGGCCACCAGCAGCAACAGATCGCATACGCTCAAAAACCTCACTCAACCGCTCCTGCACCCACACATCTTCTCCGTCAATCCTCACCAATGTCCCGTTCACATCCACATACCCAGTGTCGGCCACAATCCGCTGCTTCTTCGCTCGAAGCATCGTCACCGCCGTCAAACGAACCTGGATCAGATACCCGTTCACATCCGTCAGCTTCATAAACCCCGGCATCCAACACCCCCTCCCGGCCCACTCCCAGGCCATTCACCAGCCATCCAACCAAAAAACAACCAAACAACCACACAAAGAACAACAAACAGTATCAAGAAGTGATAGGAAAATCAAGCCGAATCGTACAGTTTTTTGTAAATCAAAAATCGAAATTACCAAGCAAATCATTCAAGTCGCTGTATATGGGGGATCAATGATTTCTCACGAAAATTCTGGAGGGGGAATCTGAGGTTCACTGTGCCGCCAGCGGGGCCCCCCCCTCCCTCCGGTCCTCTGGACCCCCTCTGGACCCCCTTTTCCCAGCCTTTTCCAGCCTTTTCCAGCCTTTTCCATCCGGTTTCCATTCGTCACCATCGACCGTTTCCGAAGACGGACCCCATCGGATGCCATGCAATGCCATGAATTAACTCCCAATGCCACCCCCGCCCCCTCCTCCAACCCTGCCAATGCCCCCTATGTTGCAAAAACCAAGTGTCCAACCAACCCTACCAATCCCGCTTCCACCCTTATTTTTATTGGCAATTCGACGATTCCCAAAAATTCCACCTTTACCCCGCCGTAAAATAAGAGCAGAGCCGACCCCAGCAGCACCCCGCAGCACTGGACGATCGGCACCCAACCCTCTTCAAGGAGCAGAAGACGATGGACCCTGTTAAAGCATACTTGAGACGACGAACCGCTATTGCGGACCACATCCACCGAAAAACCCGTATCGGCCTGAAGACAGCCTACTTCATAGCCGATGAACATCTAGCCAAGTGTGAGCGACGACAGGAGGACCGCCTGAAAGACGCCCCCGCCCATTGGAGCGCCCCGACGAACGCGCCTGACTGGTATGCCGAGCAGTGGCATGACGTTTACGCAGGCTACCTTGCCGATGGATTCGAGCCTGAAGAGATCCGCCTTTGGATGATAGAGGATTCGATTCTCAAGCGGCGCAACACCCTACGCCATCGGCAGAAGCTACGACTTGCCGTACTTGCCGCCCTTTGGCGATCCCGACAAAACGACGAACCGGAAGACGACCGCGCCCCTATCGTTGATCGTGTCATTCTCTACGAGGAAGCAGTATCGCAAGGCGTGAGACTGGACGAGGTGAACGAGGCACTTCGGCTAGTGGCGATCGATCGAAAGACTCGGAAAGAGCAGAACCGCTTGGCGTATATCGTTCGACGTATGCGGGGAAGGAGGAGCGCGAACGCCGGTTGCTAGTGGTTGAAGTGTGGTTGAAGTGTGGTTTGATTCTCAATTTTTCAAGGAACTGAAAACCATGGCTAAGAAGAGCGAAAACGTAGCAATCGATTGGGCTTTCGGTGGCATTGTGGCTGATATGCCCACGAAGAAAGCCACGAAGGCTAACCAAAAAGTCTTCGGGGGGTGGATTGTCGAAACGTACCGATCGAAGGACGGTAAGGAGGGGGTTTCCATCTTCCCGGCCAATTTCACTGGCTTTTATGGCAAATTGACGATCGCATCGGCAACGAAACTGGCGCAGTCATACCTATCGGCGGGCGCGGGAGGTGGAACGCGCGAGAAGTGTACGGAGAAAGCAGAAGCAGCAGCGCGACAATTCGTCGCGAATCCGTTTAGTGATCCCAATATGCGCCAGCATGTTCAAGGATTGATTGACGATTTGCCCGGTTTTCAGCTTGCATACGCATTCGCCCAGAAAGCAGGCGCAGGTCCCGACGACCTAGCCGCAGCGCGAGCCGCATTGAAAGACTAGGCGAGATTGGCGGATGATTGATTGACCGCAGGGGGGGACTTGTTCCCCCCCTTTTTTTTTGCTCCCAGGCATCGCTCCCAGGCATCGCTCCCAGGCCGGGACCGTCGGCGATGCCGGTCCTCGTGGCATCGCTCCCAGGCCGGGACCGTCGGCGATGCCGGTCCTCGTGGCATCGCTCC